TGTTGACTTACCTGTTTTTGGACGTTAGGTTGAGCTCAACCTAACGGTCGAGGCGCTCACCCAACCAGTTAGCTCAGACGCTCACCCAACCAGTTAGCTTCTACTATCACCGCAAACTATCATGACTACTATCAAGGGTAGACAACTATCACTGGTAAAAGGACTATCATGGTTAAGTGACTATCATTGGTAATGACTATCATCTCTTCTATCATAGATTAATTATGACAATCTTCGATTGACGTTTGATTTGTTTGTTTGTCCCCTTCGGGGACAAAGGGCGCGGAAAAATCCGCACCCGAGCGGAGGCGAAAAAAAACCCCGCGACCCGAAGGCCGCGAGGCGGAGGCGGCGGAGCCGCGAGGCGGGAAGGCGGGAGCCGAAACCCCCGCCCGTTTATCATGCCGAGAAATAGGCAGCAATCTTTTCAGCTAGCTTGTGTAGCTTGTCCTCAACCGCAGTCGATGGAGCGAACGAAGCCTCATCAGTATCAGTCAAGATTTCATCGACGCACTTAATGACGTAATCAAGAGACTCGCCAAATTTTTCACCGTTGGCAGCTTTGGTGCGGTTGACCTTAGCTTGCATATAACCGCCAGCAATCGCAGCAGGAGCCAGCTTGTTAGCTATGTCAGTAGCAGACGGAACCTTGCCGAAGATAGGATTGTTGCCGCCTACGCACTTAACCTTGAGCGCCTTTGCTTGTTCCAACAGCACATCATCAGCAGGAACAGGCAGACCTTGCAATTCAAGATTGCCCCGAACCCGCTCGACCAGACCGCGAGCCAATTCATTCGGAGCACCAGCATCATCGACCAAATCATAAGCCAGCGAAGCAGGAACCTCGACAGCTTGAACCTTGACCGACTTGCCCTTGCGCTGGACTGTGGCAGTGACAACATCGACAGGCGAACCAGACCAGCCAGCAGACGCAATCGTGAACGCACGTTGATAAGCCATTTTATCAGCCGAGGATAAGCCACCTTCGATACCGAAGTTGTCAGCTAGGGCGCGATACAAGGCAGGCAGATATTTACCATCGACCGAACCATCCTCATGACGCCGAGCCGTGAACATATCTTCAACCAAGCAGACACCAGACGTTTCATTATCGCCAACGCCGTAAGACCAGCGCATTGAATACTTGCGTGCAGTGTTGATACCTTCAACCATAGTGGCGATACCAGCTTGCGCTTGAGCAGTACCTTCGCGGTACATATCGAGGCCCGTTGAAATCGTGGATGCATTCGTGAGAAGCTTTGCAGTAGTAGTCATTTGATATTCCAATCATTTGTTTGTGTTGCTGGGGAGTTTCTCCCCCCAGTTATTAATATATAGCCTATATACTTGCTTAGACCAAATGGACTTGGAGAATTAAAACCAAGAGCTTAACGCCAGTTAAGACATCGCAAAGCATAACCACAGTTAAGCAAAGCGCACTACGCACGCAGCATAGCTAGAAAATAAAATCGGTCTGCTACGCAGACTTGATTAGGTTTAAGTAGTAGTTGAGTGGAGTGTAGAATTACTAGGGGTGGGTGTGGACGGATTGACTATACCGTTACCCCACCATACCCCGACCCCCCAACTGTGGCATAGTGTTACCCCACCACTACATACATACTATTTTGCACATTCAGGGACCACATTTCAAAAAACATACCCCCCACCCCCTCTTTTTCTACCCACCGGTTTCCCAGCGCCTAGTACAGCCAGACCCCCCGTCACTGTTTCAAATGCAACACCCCCCCCCCCCCATTTTCCTTGCTTTATCCACAGCCTACCCCTATTCAGCCCACCCATGCCTTTCAAAGACCGCGAGAAGCAGAGGGAAGCGAGCCGTAGGCACTACGCGAAGCATCGAGATCAAGTTATTGCCAAGGCTAAAGAGTACAGCGTCAAAGCCCGCGTGCGCATCCGTGCGTATATAAGCAACTACCTCAAGACTAGCCCCTGCGTAGACTGCGGGGAAACAGACGCCATCGTGCTAGAATTTGACCACCTCAAAGATAAAGACTTCAACTTGTCAGACGCTGCGCGCAAAGGTGTCAGCATGAAAAAGTTAAACGCCGAGATCGCTAAGTGTGAGGTGCGCTGCGCTAACTGCCACCGCAAGAAGACCTACGAGCGTAGTGGTTGGACGCACAAAGATAATTAACCCTTTTCTTTTTCCCACTAGGTTGTTACACAACCTCGCAACCCCGGCCTCCTACAAGCGGAGCTTAACTACGTGACTATAGTCAAAATAGAACCAAGCACGGAATACCCAGTGCCGTTTGACCTGTCCGACGAGGACTTCGACAGCTTCGCGGATAAACTAGCTTCCATAGGAAACACAGCCGAGCTGCTTGAGCAGCTGGGTGCCCCGGTCGAGTCTTCTAAAGAAAACCTTGAAGACGAGGTGGCGTTACTTGATGCAGCCATCGACAAACAAAAAGTTGGCCCACTAACCCAGAGCCTGCCTGCTGCCCTCGGCGCTGCGGCTTTCTTACGTGCTTATGGCCAAGGCCGAGCACTCGACGTGGACCAAGTGCGCACCGCGCTTACTAATAAGTTGATGGAGATAGCTGACTGCGGGGACATTAAGTTCGAGCTCAAGGCCATCGAACTACTTGGTAAGCACAGCGACATCGGGCTGTTCACCGAGCGTAGTGAGATAAATGTCAACTATACCTCATCAGAGAGTCTGGAGAAGGCCATTACGGAACGTGTCAAGCGCCTGCTGAATGCAGACGTTATAGATATGAAGCCACTGGGCATGGACCTAGATGAAGAACTAGGCATACTTGATGCGGACTTCGAAGAGATACTGGCGGAAGAGGATGATATCGGATGACGATATCGCTCAAAGACATACCCAAGATACTGCCCAAGCTGTCCCCAGCCGAACAAGAACAACTACTTGCAGAGTTAGAAAAGCTTGACAAGCTCAAGACGCGTGACGCGTCGCGTAAGCGATTCTTAAAGTTTGTAGAGCAGGTTTGGCCGTCATTCATAGGGGGACGACATCATGCAAAAATGGCAGACGCCTTCGAACGCGTTGCTCGTGGTGAGTGCAAACGGCTCATTATTAATATGCCACCGCGACACACGAAGTCGGAGTTCGCGTCTTACCTGCTCCCTGCATGGTTCCTCGGGCTTAATCCGGGAAAGAAAATCATTCAGTGCTCGCACACCGGCGAACTAGCTGTAGGCTTTGGTCGTAAGGTTCGTAACCTTGTTGACACAGAAGTATACCACGAGACATTTCCTGACTTAAAACTAGCCGCAGACTCAAAAGCTGCTGGCCGGTGGAATACGTCAAAAGGGGGTGATTACTTCGCTATCGGTGTGGGCGGTGCAGTGACTGGTAAAGGTGCCGACGTGCTCATCATTGATGACCCGCACTCAGAGCAAGAAGCTGCTATCGCGGAAATAAACCCCGACATCTACGACAAGGCATATGAGTGGTATACATCTGGTCCGCGTCAGCGTCTCCAGCCGGGTGGTGCCATTATAGTTGTGATGACGCGTTGGTCGAAGCGCGACCTGACCGGGCAGATACTTAAAGATGCAGCTGCTAACGGCAGCTTAGACGAGTGGGAAGTTATTGAGTTTCCCGCCATTCTACCTAGCGGCAACCCGCTGTGGCCTGAGTTCTGGGAGCTTGAAGAGCTTGAGAAGGTAAAACGCGACGTTCCTAACTCTAAGTGGCAGGCGCAGTACCAGCAGAACCCGGTGTCCGAGTCTGCGGCTATCGTCAAGCGAGAGTGGTGGCAGGAGTGGGAAGGCGATGACGCGCCAAGCTGTGACTTTGTCCTGCAGGTGTGGGATACGGCGTTCGAGAAGACGAGCCGAGCCGACTATAGTGCATGCACTACTTGGGGTGTGTTTTACCACCCCGACAACAACGGCATCACACAAGCTAACATTATCCTGCTGAATGCGTTCCGTGACCGTATGGAGTTTCCAGAGCTTAAGCGTGTGGCTGTCGAAGAGTATAAAGAGTGGGAACCAGACGGCGTCATCATAGAAAAGAAGGCGTCAGGTGCACCGCTCATCTACGAGATGCGGGCTATGGGCATACCAGTGCAAGAGTTCACCCCGACACGAGGTAACGACAAGATAAGCAGGCTTAATGGTGTAGCAGATATATTTGCATCAGGGCGTGTGTGGGCTCCGGGGACGCGCTGGGCAGAAGAAGTTATTGATGAAGTAGCTGAATTTCCTGCCGGAGCTAACGATGACTACGTCGATACTGTGTCTATGGCACTACACAGGTTTAGGCGTGGTGGCTACGTGACTACGAACCTAGACGAGCCCGAAGATATCGTGTACTTTAAATCAAATCGCAATCAGGGGTACTACTAATGGCAGATGTTAAGGCACTTTTTCCTATCGGCAAAACTCAATGGGCTAAGTGGTCTAATGACCAGCGTACAGCTTTTAACGAAGCACGCGCAGCAGGCGTGCCATACGGCGATGCCGTAGTAGGCGCGAACCAAACCCAGACCAAAAAGAAAAAGAACGTGTTCGATATTATCGAAGATGTAGCTGAAGCAGCCGCAGTGATATCACCAGCGGTATCAATAGTTAAAACCGTAGTTAAAGCTGCGACCCAGAAGAAAGCCAAGTAAATGGATATCGACAAGTCGCTCAACCAAGCCCCGCTAGGTATGTCCCCGATGATGTCGGAGATGGACGAAGGTCCAGACATCGAGATTGAGATCGAAGACCCTGAGAGTGTTCGTATTGGCATGGATGGTCTAGAAATCGAGATCGACCCAGATGATGACGAGGGCGACTTTAACGATAACCTAGCTGAAGACTTGGACGAGAGCGTGCTTACAGAGCTTGCTGGCGACCTGCTTGGTGAGTTTGACGAAGATATCAGCAGCCGCAAGGACTGGATACAGACTTATGTAGACGGTCTTGAGTTGTTGGGTATGAAGGTCGAAGACCGTACGGAACCTTGGCCCGGTGCATGTGGTGTACATCACCCACTGCTGGCCGAAGCGGTAGTTAAATTCCAAGCCGAGACTATGAGCGAGACATTCCCAGCCCAAGGGCCGGTGCGTACGCAGATAATCGGTAAAGAGACTATAGAGAAGAAGGACGCCGCTGCACGCGTCCAAGAAGATATGAATTACCAGTTGACCGATGTGATGGTCGAGTATCGTCCTGAGCACGAGCGCATGTTGTGGGGGTTGGGCCTTGCAGGTAACGCGTTCAAGAAGGTGTACTACGACCCATCACTCGGTCGTCAGGTTGCAATGTATGTAACTGCGGAAGACGTAGTTGTGCCTTATGGCGCGTCCAGCTTGGAAGTCGCTGAACGCGTCACCCACGTGATGCGGAAGACCCCGAACGAGCTTAAAAAGCTCCAAGCAAATGGGTTTTACCGTGATGTAGACCTACCAGAGCCCGTCAATTCGATGGATGAGGTAGAGCAGAAGATTTCGGAACAGCTTGGCTTCCGTGCAGAGACCGATGACCGGTACAAACTGCTAGAAATGCACGTAGATTTGGTCATTGAAGACGATGACTACCGTGACGAAGAGGAAAACAAGCTTGAAATAGCACTCCCATACGTTGTTACCATAGATAAAGAGACCGAGACGGTCCTATCTATTCGCCGGAATTGGAACCCCGATGATAAAAAGAAACTTAAACGCAATCACTTCGTACATTACTCGTACGTCCCGGGCTTTGGCTTCTACGCTTTTGGCCTTATTCACCTTATTGGTGCTTTTGCTAAGTCTGGTACCAGTCTTATTCGTCAGCTTGTCGATGCTGGTACTCTATCTAATCTCCCGGGCGGGTTCAAAACTAAAGGCTTGCGTGTCAAGGGTGATGACACCCCGATAAGTCCTGCTGAATGGCGCGATGTAGACGTCGCTAGTGGTACAATGCGTGATAATATCATGCCACTACCCTACAAGGAACCTTCACAGGTTCTTTACTCCCTTCTTGGTACTATTGTAGACGAAGGTCGTCGCTTCGCTGGTATGGCGGACATGAAGGTGTCTGACATGTCTGCACAGGCTCCTGTGGGCACCACACTAGCTATTCTTGAGCGTACGTTGAAGATGATGAGTGCCGTGCAGGCACGTGTCCACTATGCGATGAAGCGCGAGTTCCAGCTTCTTAAGGGCATCATACGCGACTACACACCAGATGCGTACAGCTTTGAGCCAGAAGAAGGCGGTCGTAGGGCCAAGAAGTCTGACTACGACAACGTAGATGTTATTCCTGTATCTGATCCTAACGCTGCCACTATGGCGCAGAAGATTGTACAGTATCAGGCTGTTATCCAGTTGGCACAGGGCGCGCCGCAAATCTACGACCTGCCCTATCTACACCGTCAGATGCTTGAGGTGCTAGGTATCAAGAACGCGCAGAAGCTCGTACCACTCAAAGATGGTGACGACATGAAGCCGCGTGACCCTGTGTCAGAAAATATGGACATCATTAACGGTAAGCCCGTTAAGGCGTTTATCTACCAAGACCACGAAGCACATATCATGGTGCACACTACCGCAATGCAAGACCCTAAGATTATGCAGCTTCTGGGCCAGAACCCTAATGCACAGTCTATGATGAGTGCAATGCAAGCGCATATAGCTGAACACCTTGCGTTCGAATACCGTAAGCAAGTCGAAGCACAGGCCGGTGTACCGCTGCCACCACCAGAGGCAGAGATGGACAAAGACACCGAACTGGCTGTCTCCCGTCTAGCTGCACAGGCAGCGCAACAACTGCTCCAGAAGAACCAAGCCGAAGCTGCACAGCAGCAGGCACAGCAGACAGCGCAAGACCCAATCGTCCAGATGCAGATGCAAGAGCTGGAGATTAAGAAGGGTGAACTCGAACTCAAGCGGCAGAAGATGCAGATTGACGCCGCAGAGAAGAACGACCGACTCGAGCTAGAGATGGCGCGTATCGAGTCGCAAGAAGAGATAGCTGGCCTAAACGTCGGCGCAAAACTTGCCACTTCCAAAAGTCAAATGGAAGCTAAGCAGGAAGCAGAAGGACTCCGCATGGGTATCGAAATTGCCCGTGAAGCCCTCCAAAGTGAACAACCCGTTCCCAACCAAGCAACGCCCAAGGAGAATGAATGACAAATGAGTTACTGATGTACCTGTCAAAAAAGGTACAAGATGAGATTGACGTAATTAGCGGCGACCTCGCCCGTGGCACTGCAAAGGACCATGGGGAATATAAATATGCCTGCGGAATTATTCGCGGACTTATGATGTCAAACGGTTTCATCGCTGAAACCGCACAAAGAATGGAACATGACGATGACTGAAGAGGACAATACTCTCCCCGTACTACCAGAGATTTTTCTGGCTACGGACGTAAATAACATCGAGGACGCAACAGTCCTACCCGACACTGACGATAAGAAAGCCAAGCAGCTTCCAGACCCATCAGGCTATCGCATATTGTGTGCTATCCCTGAAGTCGAAGACAAGACCGCTGGCGGTATCTTCAAGGCCGACTCTACCAAGCAGTATGAAGAACTCACTACCCCAGTGCTTATGGTGCTTAAGATGGGTCCAGATTGCTACAAGGACGAGAAACGTTTCCCGTCTGGCCCATGGTGCCAAGAAGGTGACTTCATTCTGACCCGCCCAATGGCAGGTAGCCGTGTGAAAATTCACGGTCGTGAGTTCCGCCTAATCAACGACGACAGTGTAGAAGGTGTTGTTGAAGACCCACGGGGTATTTCCCGCGCTTAACGGACGTAACCCGTACAAGGAGAAGTAAAATGACCATGCAGAATGATGACTTCGAGGATTTTTCCTACGAAGTCGAAGACGAAACCCCCGTTTCTGAGGCTAATACGCCCGAAATTGAAATTGAAGATGATACCCCTGAAGCAGATCGTGGCCGTGAGCCAATGCCGAAGGAACTTGTTGAAGAACTGGAAGCTGATGAGCTCGAAGACTATTCCGACAAGGTAAAGACACGTCTGAAGCAGATGAAGAAAGTCTGGCATGACGAGCGTCGTGAAAAAGAACGCGAGATGCGTGAAAAGACAGAAGCTCTTTCTGTTGCGCAACGTATTCTTGAAGAGAACCGCAGGTTAAAAAATACACTAGCACAGGGCGAACAGTCGCTAATTGGTAGCTATAAACAAACTGCGGAGTTTGAGGCTGCTGCAGCCAAACGTGAGTTTAAAGAAGCCTACGAGTCAGGTGATGCAGACCGTCTAGCAGACGCTCAAGAGAAGCTTGCTGAAGTTAACTACCGGATGCAGCAAATAAATAATTATCGTCCTACTTTACAGGAGGAAGATAAGGAGGTAGAAATACCTCAACAGCAGGTGCAAATTCCGCAGCCTGACCAGAAAACTATGGCGTGGCAAGAGCGCAATACGTGGTATGGTACAGACCCGGAAATGACCGCAACTGCTCTTGGGCTTCACCAGAGGCTCATAAATGAACGTGGCCCGCAGTTTGCAGGCACCGACGAATATTGGGGCGTTGTAGACAAAACTATGCGCCGTCGCTTCTCCGATTACTTCGGAGATGAAATGGATTACGGTGACACCAAGCCCGCTGCACGCGAACAAAAAGCGTCATCGGTCGTTGCTCCAGCCTCACGAACACGGTCCCCCAAAAAGATTGTGTTGAAACAGTCCCAGTTGGCAATCGCAAAACGTCTAGGCTTAACAGCTGAACAGTATGCCCGTGAACTAGTGAAGATGGAGAATTAAAATGACTGATATTATTGACGCCCTAGAAGGTAAATCGGGTTTGACCCGCGCCCCTCGTGAAACTCGTGCAGAAGCTGAACGTCCTAAAGTATGGCAACCGGCATCGACCCTGCCAGAACCGGACAAGCAAGCTGGTTATGCGTATCGTTGGATACGTGTAGCATCAATGGGCCAAAACGACCCTCGCAATATCTCGTCCAAACTACGGGAAGGTTGGGAGCCAGTTAGCATCAAGGAACAACCTCAGTTCCAGATGTTGGTAGACCCTGATAGCCGTTTCAAAGACAACATCGAAGTCGCAGGACTGTTGTTGTGCAAGGCACCGGAAGAACTGATGCGTCAGCGTAAGGAATACTTTGCTGCTAAAAATCAGTCTCAGATGGACTCCGTGGACAATAACTTCATGCGTGAGAACGACGCTCGTATGCCACTCTTTAGGGAAAAACGGTCTACGACGTCATTTGGCAAAGGCAAATAGCTAAAGGAGCTATAAAATGGCATACCCTTCTGTTACCAGCCCTTACGGGCTAATCCCGATCAATTTGATCGGCGGACAGGTTTTTGCTGGTGCTACTCGTCAACTTCCAATCGCGGTTAACTCCTCGACTGCCATCTTCTATGGTGACGTCGTTAAGTTGCTCGCAGGCGGTACTGTTGGCAAGGACACTGGTACAGACTCGGCCACCCCTGTCGGTGTTTTCCTCGGTTGTACCTATACGGACCCAACCTTTGGTTTGACATTCCGTCAGTACTACCCCGGCACCACGAGCATCAGCGACATCACAGCATACGTTCAGGAAGACCCTGATGCGTTGTTTAAGGTTGCTGTATGCGCTGGTACCAACTCGAACACCGTTAGCTACCTCACTCAAGCCGCTGTTGGCTCGAACGTGAAGTTGGCAAATGGTGCGAACAACGTAGGTTCAACTGCGACTGGTAACTCTAAGGTCGGTGTTGACTCGACTGAAGGTACTACTTCGACGTGGCCTATCCGCGTTGTGGACGTTGTCCCTGAAACTGCTTTGGCAGGTAGCCCCGGTTCTTACACCGAAGTTATCGTCAAGTGGAACCAAGGCACCCACAGCTACCTCAACCCAACCGGTCTGGCATAAGGAGACTGAACAATGGCAATTTCACGCGCACAACTTCTTAAAGAACTGTTGCCCGGACTGAACGCTTTGTTCGGCCTTGAGTATGCACGTTACGGCGAAGAGCACAAAGAAATCTACGAAACAGAGACTTCTGAGCGTTCTTTCGAAGAAGAAACCAAGCTGTCGGGCTTCTCGGCTGCTCCGGTTAAGAACGAAGGTTCGGCCATCGCGTATGACAACGCACAGGAAGTCTTCACCGCTCGCTACAACCACGAAACGATTGCCCTCGGGTTCTCGCTGACGGAAGAAGCGATTGAAGATAACTTGTACGACTCCTTGTCGTCGCGTTACACGAAGGCACTGGCTCGCGCCATGGCTTACACCAAGCAGACCAAGGCTGCTGCAACCCTGAACAATGGCTTCGACACCGATTATCCCGGTGGCGACGGCGTTCCATTGTTCTCGGCTTCACACCCATTGGTTTCTGGTGGCACGAACTCGAACATCCCAAGCACTCCTGCTGATTTGAACGAAACGTCGCTTGAAGCGGCTGTAATTCAGATTGCAGCGTGGACGGATGAACGTGGCCTGCTCATCGCGGCTAAACCGCGTAAGCTCGTCGTACCACCAAGCCTGATGTTTGTTGCTACTCGCTTGCTCGAAACCGAACTTCGCGTTTCGACTGCGGACAACGACATCAACGCACTGAAGTCAAACGGCTCGATCCCAGAAGGATACGCTGTAAACCACTTCTTGACCGACACGGATGCTTGGTTCTTGACCACAGACGTGCCAAACGGTCTGAAGCACTTTGTTCGTACGCCAATGGCGACGGGCATGGACGGTGACTTCGATACTGGTAACGTACGTTACAAGGCTCGTGAGCGTTATTCGTTCGGCTGGTCAGACCCTCTGGGTATGTACGGCAGCGAAGGCGCAGCCTAATAAGTTTCCCCGAGAGCGTAGCTCAAGGGAACGGGGGGAAGGGAGGAGAGAAATCTCTTCCCTTCTTTTTTATATGTGCTATATCTACGCTACTAGGGAACAATATTCGTACCGACCGGCCCAGCGGACTTAGTAGAGACGGTACGTACGAGTGCTACTACACAGGAGATAAATCATGGCTAATACCACATTTAACGGTCCAGTTCGTTCTGAGAACGGCTTCCAAACAATTTCAATCGACGGCTCGACCGGCACTGTAACAGTCACCGGCACTTTCGGTGCAGCTACTTCGGTAACTTCTTTGGCTGCAACGAGCACGGTTACCGCTCGTAGCGCTTCGGGCCTCACCGCTGGCGGTGCTTCTGCATTCATCGGCACTAACGTCGCCGCTGGTATGGGCATCTATATGGGTTCAGGCGCTCCGACTGTTGCAGCAGCTAAGGGTTCGCTCTACCTGCGTAGCGATGGTTCGGGTGTAGGCGACCGTGCATACATCAACACCAACGGCACGACCGGCTGGGCTGCAATTACTACTGCTTCGTAATCGGTAACAACCTCTAAGAAGGAGAATACTGATGGGTATGCAATATGATGTCAAATCCAAACATTTGGGCGCTTCAGGCGTTGCGTATGGCTCCCGTACGCGCCTGAAGGGGGCTATTATCTCTGCAAATGCGGCTGCGGCACAGAGGAACGTCCTCTTTATGGAGAACGACCCGCAAGCAGGTACGTACAGCATCACCTCAACCACGCTGACCGTCACAGTAGCAAATAATCTTGTTGCCGGTGATAGGGTATTTCTAGATTTTACTAGTGGTACCGCTGTGGACGGTTCGTATACGGTGCTTACTGCTAATGCCACCACCTTTACGGTTACTACGGCAGCCTCGGGTACAGGTAACGTGACGGTTTATATGACCTTGCTGTTAGAAGCCGATACCTACAATCCTACGGCGTACTCTATACTCGTTCCCGGCGAAGGCATCCTTGCGGAAAACGGGATTTATGTAGGTTTGCCTGCAAACGTAACCGCTACAACCTTTTACGGGTGATATATGCAACAGGAACAAAGCTACGACTTAGCTGGTAAGAGCATCTTCATTGCTCTTCCAGCGTACGACTTCAAGGTATCCTTGAAGCTAGCTGTTTCTCTTGCTCGTTTCGCGCAACAGGCTGCGCAGCACGGGGTTGATATTCAGATTGGCAGCATTTGCGGCTGTTCTGTTGTCTCCCGTGCGCGCAACTTGCTGGCGCAAGACCTGCTTGAGTCGAACTGCGACTTCCTAATGTTCATCGACTCGGACATTAACTTCGAGCCAGAAGATGTATTCCGCCTTATGGCGTGGGGTACAGACCCTAAGAAGGGTATTGTAGCTGCGGTGCCCCGTACGCGCAGCGAAACCAAAACTTACATCGCTACGCTTGACCATGACGAAAATGGCGAACTCACCATGAACGGTATGGGCCTCGTACGTGCGAAGCGCGTGGCGACTGCCTTTATGCTGGTTCGTCGTGAAGTCTTTGAGCAGATGGCTGAAGCCCATCCAGAATGGAGATACTATGACACTCGCTCAGATCGCACGCTTACCGCGATGTTTGATTTCCAAGTTACGGAAGAAGGTTACATGGGGGAAGACTTCCTCTTCTGCGACCGTGCACGTGAACTCGGTTTCGACGTCTGGATCGACCCATCAATCTCGTTAGGTCATATGGGCGTACAGGAATATATCGGTAACTACGGTCAAGACATCCTCTATCCGATGGTTGTCCCCGCACAGAAGGACGCAGCATAATGGGTATTAAGCTTGGAGATATTTCACCGTTCGCAGGCGCTGTAACGGGTAAGGGTATATTTGGTAAGGGACTCGGTGCAATGAATAAGGCACTTGGCCCTATGGCGGGTATAGCGCCTCGTATGGCTGGAGCGGCACAGAAGAAGACCGCTCGACGCGCAGCGACAGCCGCAGAAGTTGCGGCTATGCAAAGGGCTGACTTCGACGCCAAGCGCGCTGCTGCATCCGGTATGCGTGCTCGTCCGATGATAGAAGAAGTTATGGTAGCTGAACAAGCCCCCGCTATGGGCGGTCGCTTCGGAGTTACAGACCGTGGCGAGAATACCAAGCAGTTTAAAAAGGGCGGCAAGGTTAAAAAGATGGCCAAAGGCGGATCAACTGCTTCTAAGCGTGGTGATGGTATCGCTACCCAAGGCAAAACCAAAGGACGTTTTATCTGATGGCCAAGACGCCTGCTTGGACACGCAAAGAAGGCAAAGCGAAGTCTGGCGGGCTGAACGCCAAGGGTCGTGCGTCTTACAATAAGGCTAATCCGGGTAAGCCCGGGTTGAAGGCTCCGCAGCCTGAAGGTGGTCCGCGCAAGAAGTCATTCTGCGCACGGATGTCGGGAATGAAGAAGAAACTCACATCGAAGAAGACCGCTAATGATCCTAACAGCCGTATCAACAAATCCCTCCGTGCTTGGAAGTGCTGACATGGAAATGATGATCTGGAACATCATACTGAGCGCAGTGGTGGGCATCATGGGCTTCCTGTTTAAAGGTAAGTTCGACGACCTCACCCGTATAAGTATACTGCTTAACAAGACACGGGAAGAAATGGCTCGGGAACATGTGACCCGTGCGGAGATGAACACATTGGTTGATAAGCTAGGGGATCGGTTTGACCGGGCCTTCGAGCGCCTTGAGGCCAAGGTTGATGAGATGAGAAAGGTATAATTATGGCACGTACGATGAAAAAGTTCTCAGCCGGTGGCGCACAAGGTCGTTACGACCGTCGTATGGCAGATATCGAAAAAGACTACGCAAATGCTATGAAGCGTAAGACGGGTAAGGCTGCTGAAGTAGCTGATGCAAAGCGCCAGCAGCGCATTGCTGACGCCAAGGATGATCTTGCCAAGCGCACAGGTGCTGATCGTACAGCTACTCGCGCCGCAGAGCGTACCGCAGAAAGCAACCTCACAAAGACCCGCAAGTACGGCGCACCACAGTCGGTAACTAAAGATACCGCTGGGCCTACAGGGAAAGTCACAGACACCCTAGGTGCGTTAACTGCGCCTAAGTCGGACCTCGCTACCGCTGCTAAGAAGCCTGTACAGAAGCCCGTACAGAAGCCTGTACAGAAACCAAATATCGACAACCCGTCTATGTCTAGCACTCGGGCACGGCTGGAAGCAGGGCGCGCCGATTTCCGTAAGCAGCAGCAAAACCGTCGTAAAATAGCAGCAGCAGCTGAAAAAGAGCCTGTTACTAGGATGGACAGGAAGGCTTTCGACGACTTGAAAACCGGTAAAAACAGCTATGGAGCTGCTAACCTCGGAAAGTCACGCGCACCTGCCGCTTCATCGGCGTTGATGGCACCAAAGGGTTCTACGTCACGTAGCGGCTCTTTAGGCGACATATTCAAAACATCTGACGCCTACAGAAAGTCACAGGAAGCTAAATACGGTAAAGCCAAAGGAGGCAAAATTATGAAATACGCTAAAGGTGGTTCGGCATCTTCGCAACCAATGCCGCCGAAGAAAAAACCAAAAGAGCCGATTACGGGTGGTGCAAACACCGTGCCGTTGACCCCAGAGCGTAAAGAGTTTCTTAAGGAACTGGCAAAGCGCAATGCTAAGCCGGGTATGGCGAAAGGCGGTAAGGCAACTAAGTTCGGCGCTGCTATGAAGAAGAAGTCAGCCGACACTAAGGGTCGTGCAATGATGAAGTTCGCCAAGGGCGGCTCCATCGACGGTTGTGCTGTCAAAGGCAAGACCAAGACTTCGATGGTCAAGATGAAAAACGGCGGCTCCTGCTAATGCGCGCTTGTCGGGGTATGGGGGCTATAAACCCTTCTAAAATGCCGGGGGCGAAGACAATTCGTCGTAAGGATAACCCCGACGAAGTGACTATGTATGCTAAAGGCGGCGAGGCGAAGCTCGATATTTCGAAGGCCATTAAGAAGCCCGGTGCATTGCGCTCGGCTTTAGGCACCAAGAAAGGGCAGAAAATCCCAGCCGGTAAGCTTGCTAAGGCCGCTAAGGCTCCCGGTAAGTTAGGCCAACGTGCACGGTTTGCGCAGTTGCTAAAGGGCTTCAATAAAGGTAAGTGATATGATTCCTGCAGGTAATTTTGGCAATCAACAGGGCGGCTTCGGTGGTCAGCAACAGCAGGGCTTCGGTGGTTTTGGCGGTGGCTTCGGTGGTCAGCAACAGCAGGGCTTCGGTGGTTTTGGCGGTGGCTTCGGTATGCCTCAGCAACAGCAGGGCTTCGGCGGTTTCGGTGGTTTCGGTATGCCTCAGCAACAGCAGGGCTTCGGCGGCTTCGGCGGATTTAACGGCTTTGGTGGTGGGTTTGGTATGCCCCAGCAGCGTTTCGGCGGCTTCGATATGCTTCGGCAACGCATATTGTCAGCGCGGCAGCGACAACAACAACAACCTATGACTTTCCCTCCGGCTCCGCAGCAGCCCCAACCCCAGCCCCAACCCCAGCCCCAACCGCAAGTCTCTGGTGGGCGCGGGTCCGACTTTGGTTTCGACCCGACGCAACCTAGGATTTCAGGTGGCCCCGTCAGTGATCCAATGCAGCCGCAAATGATGACTCAACCCCCAGCGCCTAACCCCTATTCTCAGCAGGTCGGCCAAGAAGACCCACGTATGCAAGCCATGCGTAATATGAGCATGATGAGGTTTTAATCATGGCTCGGTCGGACGAACCTAAATGGAAACGCATTGTCGCTAGTGTAAAAGCTGGCGACAAAGGTGGAAACGCAGGTCAATGGTCCGCACGCAAAGCCCAGCTTGCTACGCAGCGGTACAAGAAGTCCGGCGGCAGCTACAGCGGCCCGAAGACAGAAGCGCAGAAATCTTTGTCCAAATGGGGTAAGGAAGACTGGGGAACCAAGTCAGGCAAGCCGTCTACTCAAGGGCCGAAAGCTACGGGTGAGCGCTACTTACCTAAGAAAGCACGTGAGGCTTTGAGTTCGCAGGAATACTCTGCTACAAGCAAGGCGAAACGCGCAGGCATTAAGGCGGGCAAACAGTTCGTTAAGCAGCCAAAGGCCATAGCAAAGAAGGCAGCTAAGTACCGATGACTACCTCTGGCACCACCACATTTAACCTCAACCTCAACGACCTAGTCGAAGAGGCTTTTGAGCGTTGTGGGGCTGAGCTTCGCACGGGTTATGACTTACGCACTGCACGCCGCAGTTTGAACCTGCTCACTATTGAGTGGGCTAACCGTGGCATTAACTTGTGGACCATTGAGCAGGGTTCGATCCCCATGGTGCAGGGACAGATCGTCTATGACCTGCCGGTAGATACCATAGACCTACTTGAGCATGTCGTGCGCACCCAGACTGGGCAGCAGCAGACTGATATCACTATTAACCGTATCAGTATCGACACATACTCGACTATTCCAAATAAGAACGCGCAGGGTCGGCCTATCCAAGTGTGGATTAACCGCCAATCTGGTGCGCAAAACCCCTCCGGTATCCAGTACCCGAGCATCAACGTGTGGCCTGCGCCTGACCAGAACAGCTATTATACATTTGTTTACTGGCGCTTGCGCCGCTTACAGGATGCTGGTGAAGGTGTTACTACGCAAGATATACCGTTTAGGTTCCTCCCTTGTCTGGTGGCTGGTCTCGCGTATCACCTATCCCTAAAGGTTCCCGGCGCGCTTGAGCGTTCTGCGGGGCTGAAGATGCAGTATGAAGAACTCTGGCAGCAGGCTGCTGATGAGGACCGTGAGAAAGCGCCTTTGCGCATCGCACCTCGTCAGTATTTCCGGTGATACGTGCCTAATCGGTTCGCCTCTGGTAAGTGGGCAATCGCCCAGTGTGACCGCTGTAACTTCCGCTACAAGCTTAAGGAGCTTAAGCGGCTTGTCATTAAGACCAAGAACATCAACATTCTCGTGTGCCCCACTTGCTGGGAACCAGATCAGCCCCAGCTTCAGTTGGGTATGTACCCCGTGGATGACCCACAAGCGCTGCGCGACCCACGCCCAGACAATAGCTATGGACAAGCGGGCCTGAACGTGGACAATAACCCAACCGATGGTAGCCGCATAATTCAGTGGGGTTGGGCCCCTGTAGGGTTAAATAATCCTTTGGGTTTATTTGGTCTTCCAAATACGCTATTAGGTGTTGGTCAAATAGGGACCGTAACAGTCGAGACGGAGAATTAGTGATGGATAAGAAAGACATGAAGCAGGATAAGGCTACCGCAGCGAAGGCCGTGCACAAGCACGAGCGCGCAATGCACAAGGGTAAGCCTCTGACTAAGATGGCCAAGGGCGGCAAGACCAACGCACAGATGGGTGCAATGGGCCGTAACCTAGCCAAGATCGCCAATCAGAAGTCATCTTCGCGGGGTAAATAATATGGACTATAAACCAAAAACGGTGCCTATTGTGAAGAACAACTCAGGCTATCCTAACAACGTAGCTAACACTCAGACTGTGAAGACTCGCGGTACGGGTGCGGCTACCAAGGGTACACACAGCAGCAAGAAGCTTGGCTAATGAATTACGCTGAACTCGTCGAAGCAATTAAGGGTTACACCGAAAACGACTTTCCGGATACGGTAGGGTCGGGTGGACTCACTTCGACTGAGCAAATTGATATTTTCATCGTTAACGCCGAAGAGCGCATCTTCAACTCAGTCCAACTTCTGGACTTACGGAAGAACGTCACCGGCAGCGTGACCGCCAACAACAAATATCTTTCTGTTCCTTCGGATTGGCTTGCTACGTTTTCAATCGCGTTGATTGACGCAAATACTGGGTCGTACGAGTTCCTGCTGAATAAAGATGTGAGCTTTATTCGTTCGTCCTTCCCTAATCCAAATGTGACGGGACCGCCAACTCACTACGCTTTCTTTGATGTGAACTCCTTCATCCTTGGACCTACCCCAGACCAAAATTACGGCGCAGAACTTCACTATTTCTACTACCCGCCGTCGATTACGGTTGCAGGTTCGACGTGGTTAGGTGATAACTTTGAGAGCGTTTTACTTTACGGCGCGCTATTAGAAGCGTATACGTTCATGAAAGGCGAAGCTGACGTTATTGCTGAATACCAAAAGCGCTACAACGAAGCGATGGGTATGCTGAAGCAACTGGGCGAAGGCAAGAACCGTCAAGATATGTATCGGACTCCGCAAGTACGGTACCCAGTGAGGTAGTATAGATGTTTGATTTAGCAGCAGGTAATATCGGAAACGTTATGGTAATGACCTCGGATAACCGTGGGTTTACGCCTGAAGAAATTGCTGACCGCGCATTAGACAAGATCATGTACGTAGGTAGTCAGACACACCCAGCTATCCGCGATCAGGCCGAAGCTTTCCGAGAAAATATACGGGAAGTAATTGTGTTTTATATGCACGAAGCAATTCGGTCTCATAATGTAACTCTGGTAAGTAAATTTAAACAGGCGGGGCATCCAGAGCTAACCGCCATACTCGATATATAAGGAGGCCTTAACATGCCAATTACCCAAGCAATGTGCACTAGTTTCAAAGCTGAACTTATGCTCGCCGTACACGACTTTCGTGTAACAGGTGGCGACACTTTCAAGTTAGCCATGTACACTTCTTCAGCTACGATTGATGCAAACACGACGGCTTATTCGGCTACCAACGAAGTGACCGGCACAAACTACACGGCTGGTGGCGGCACGCTGACGCGTACCGGTGTCGGTACAACTAACTCAACGACTACCAATGGTACGGGTTTCACTGACTTTACCGACCTTACGTTCACCAATGCGACCGTTACGGCTCGCGGCGCTCTTATTTATAATACCACGCCGTCTGCTAACTCGAACGCGAACACCACGCTGACGAACGCTGCGGTATGTGTACTGGACTTTGGTTCGGATAAGACTTCGACGGCAGGCGATTTCACCATCGTTTTCCCAGCATTTGATGCTGCGAACGCAATTATTCGTATTGGTCAAGCTTAATAACATTAGTAGCGTAGCCGATAGCCAGCCATAATATAAACTACGGAACCCTATGTAATGCCACTTATTCTCGCAGACCGTGTCAAGGACACAACTACGACAACTGGTACGGGCACGATCACGCTTAGTGGTACGGCCCCTATCGGGTATGTTTCGTTTGGCACGGCTATCGGTAACGGCAATACTACGTATTATACTATTACGGCAGGTTCGGAGTGGGAAGTTGGTATCGGCACTTACACGGCTTCGGGTACAACACTATCCCGCGATACGGTGCTCGCATCAAGTGCAGGTGGTACGACCAAGGTTACCTTCTCCGCAGGTACCAAGGATGTCTTTGTAACCTATCCTGCTGGTAAGGCTATTTCGGATGGCTACGGCACACTGCCTGCCGCTAATGGCGGCACTGGGTTAACTTCACCCGGCACAGCAGGTAACGTCCTTACTAGCAATGGCACGGCATGGACGAGTGCAGCAGGCGGCCCCGCGTTTCAAGCTGTCGCTTCTGGAACGCTGGCAGACGGCTCAACGGTTATCGTTAATACTGACGGAACAGTGAGCGTGGCAGGCATAGTCGTTTTTTCAAGCCCGACCTTCGGTACTGCGACTGTGTTTGAGAGCGCAAATACCACATACATTTCCGCCACTTACGACAGCGTTTCTCAAAAAGTAGTCATAGCTTATCGGGACGTAGCCAACTCCAACTACGGTACTGCTATCGTTGGTACGGTGAGCGGCACCAGCATCAGTTTTGGTACTGCGGTTGTGTTCGAAAGCGCGGCCACCATTGACATTTCCGCCACTTACGACAGCAACGCTCAGAGAGTAGTTATTGCTTATCAAGACTCCGGCAACTCCAACTACGGTACTGCTATCGTCGGAACAGTCAGTGGCACCAGCATCAGTTTTGGTACTGCGGTTGTGTTTAGGAGCGCGGCCACTTTCTACAGTTCCGCCACATACCACAGCGTTTCTCAAAAAGTAGTTATCGCTTATCGGGACAACGGCAACAGCGCCTTTGGTACTGCTATCGTCGGAACAGTCAGTGGCACCAGCATCAGTTTCGGTACTGCGACTGTGTTTGAGAGCGCGGCCACCCTTGACATTTCCGCTACCTACGACAGCGTTTCTCAAAAAGTAGTTATCGCTTATCAAGACGTTGGCAACTCCAGCTTTGGTACGGCTATCGTCGGAACAGTCAGTGGCACCAGCATCAGTTTCGGTACTGCTACTGTGTTTGAGAGCGCAAGTACCGCATACATTTCCGCTACCTACGACAGCAACGCTCAGAGAGTAGTCATCGCTTATCGGGACGTAGCCAACTCCAACTACGGTACTGCTATCGTCGGAACAGTCAGTGGCACCAGCATCAGTTTTGGTACTGCGGTTGTGTTTGAGAGCGCAAGTACCGCATACATTTCCGCCACCTACGACAGCTTTAGTCAACGAGTAGTCATCGCTTATCAAGACGTTGGCAATTCCAGCTTTGGTACTGCTATCGTCGGAACAGTCAGTGGCACCAGCATCAGTTTTGGTACTGTGGTTGTGTTTGAGAGCGCAACTACCCCATACATTTCCGCCACTTACGACAGCGTTTCTCAAAAAGTAGTCATAGCTTATCAAGACGCCGGCAACTCCAGCTTTGGTACTGCTATCGTCGGAACAGTCAAGGGCACCAACCTCACCGCTGAAAACTTTATCGGCTTCAGTAACGGTGCCTATACGAACGGCCAAACGGCTACTGTCCAAGTAGTGGGCGCTGTCGATGATGCGCAGACTGGCCTCACACCGGGACAGTCTTATTTCGTACAAACTACCGGAGCGCTAGGCTTGACGGCGGATAGCCCATCCGTGTTTGCTGGCACAGCTGTTGCAGCAAGCAAGATTATTGTAAAAGGATAAGCCCATGCAAACCATCGTTGAAAATTCTACTAACCTCTCTAAGTATCTGCTCGATGATACAGAAGTCGTTGTATTGAATGAGGACACCATCGTCGTTGGCGATCCGGCTGAGTTCATAATCGCTGACCTTAACGCCAGCACTGCAACCATATACGAAGGTATTACTGCCCCCGACGATTGGGTTGGTAACAAGTATACCTTCGACGGTACTGATTGGGCGCTGAACCCAGATTGGGTTGAGCCACAAGCTGCTGAGTGATGGCAAAACTAGGTCCTGTCAAATATCTCACGATCCACTGCGCGGCTACGCCAGAAGGGCGTCATGTTACGCATGAGCAGGTTACAGAGTGGGACAAGGCTAAGTTCGGCCAGACTAGCTACCACTGGGTTATTGAGGTTGATGGCTCTATGCACCGTACGCTGCGCGATGACCAAAAAGGTGCGCATGTAGGCAACGCAAACACAGGCAACATTGGCATCTGCTACATTGGTGGTATGGATAAGGGTATGAAACAACCTAAAGATACCCGTACAGATGCACAAAAGAAGTCGCTCCTTACACTCATTAGGACGTATAAGGGACGCTATCCGGGCATTATCATTCGCGGTCACCGCGACTGGCCCGGTACTAGAAAAGCCTGCCCATCATTTGATGTGGCGGCATGGCTTAAAGAAACGGGAGAATGATTATGGGTAAGTTTAAAGGTAAAAAGACTTATATCGTCGGTGCCCTTGGCGTCATTGGCGCTATTGCCAGCTTTCTTGTTGGTGATGCCTCTGCTATAGAAGCAAGTCAGATAGCTATTACGGCTATCCTCGGCATGACGATGCGTAACGCAATCGGCAGCGCAACTAACGGGTAATTTACCACCCTGTATGGTATTTACCTAACCGCAGCTTAGGGAGGGAGCTATAGTATGTTTGGCTTTACTCCCCTCTCTACTACACCGTTTAGTACTCTACCTAATGTATCTGTAAGCGTATCCGCCACAGGCGTAGCAGCCAATGGGTTTATTGGCACAGTTGCGTTTAGGTTCAGCTACCGAGTAACAGGCGTAGCAGCCAACGGGTTCGTCGGTACATCTACGGTATCGGCCAAAGCCAGAACTACTTTAACAGGCGTAGCAGCCGGTGGCTTCATTGGCGCAGTTACGATTAAGTTTGGTTACCTAGTCACAGGCGTAGCAGCCAATGGGTTCGTTGGTAATGAAGCAGTCTTAGCTAAAGCCCGAGTATCCGTCACAGGCATAGCAGCCAATGGGTTCATCGGTAACGAAACAGTTCTAGCCAAAGCCAACGTGCCTGTCACAGGCGTTTCAGCTACTGGGTTCATCGGTAACGAAACAGTTCTAGCCAAAGCCAACGTGCCTGTCACAGGCGTTTCAGCTACTGGGTTCATCGGTAACGAAACAGTTCTAGCCAAAGCCAACGTGCCTGTCACAGGCGTAGCAGCCAACGGCTTCGTTGGCACAGTTGCGTTTAGGTTTAGCTACCGAGTAACAGGCGTTTCAGCCAACGGGTTTATCGGCACATCTACGGTCTCAGCTAAGGCCCGCACTGCCCTAACAGGCGTCTCAACCAACGGGTTCATCGGTAACGAAACAGTTCTAGCCAAAGCCAACGCCCTACCTACGGGTGTTTCAGCTAACGGCTTTATTGGTACAACTGCGGTCTTAGCTAAAGCTAGCACTACCCTAACTGGCGTAGCAGCCAATGGTTTCATTGGCACCGCTACAATCTCGACTAAAGTAAGCACTACCCTAACTGGCGTAGCAGCTAATGGGTTTATCGGCACATCTACGGTCTCAGCTAAAGCCCGCACTACCCTAACTGGCGTAGCAGCCGGTGGCTTCATTGGCACGTCTGCGGTCTCAGCTAAAGCTAACGCACTGCCTACGGGTGTTTTAGCCAACGGCTTCATTGGCACATCTGCGGTCTCGGCTAAAGCTAACGCACTGCCTACGGGTGTTTCAGCCGAAGGCTTCATTGGCACAGCCACGATCTCGGCCAAAGGCATCACTACCCTAACTGGCGTAGCAGCCAATGGCTTCATTGGCACATCTACGGTCTCAGCTAAAGCCAACGCACTACTCACAGGCATAACAACCAACGGCTTCATTGGCACATCTACGGTCTTTGCTAAAGCCAACGTACCACTCACAGGTGTTGTAGCCGAGGGCTTCATTGGGGATGTCAGCGAAACCTTAGGCAATATAGATAACACGGCCCTCTTAGGTTTCTCGGGCTTCTCAGTCGTGCCCTTCTCAGGGGTGGAAACCGACCAACGATTCAACACAAACGTAGATGTCACAGACGTTTCGGCTAATGGCTTTATTGGCACATCTACGGTCTTAGCTAAAGCCAACGTGCCTGTCACAGGCATAGCAGCCGATGGTTTCATTGGCACACCTGCATTTAAACTGGGAACTAGTTTCTCAGTCACAGGCGTAGCAACCGAAGGTTTCGTCGGTACATCTACGATCTCAATTAAAGCTAACGCACTACTCACAGGCGTAGTAGCCAACGGCTTCATTGGCACCGCTACGATCTCGGCTAAAGCCAACTTGCCTATCACAGGCGTAGCAACCGATGGTTTCATTGGCACATCTGCGGTCTTAGCTAAAGCCAACGCACTACCCACAGGCGTAGCAGCCAATGGTTTCATCGGCACATCTACGGTCTCAGCTAAAGCCAGCACTACCCTAACTGGCGTAGCAGCCGAAGGCTTCGTTGGCACACCTACATTTAAACTAGGAATTAGTTTCTCAGTTACAGGCGTAGCATCCAACGGCTTTGTTGGCACCGCTACGATCTCGGCTAAAGGCCGCACTACCATAACAGGCATAGCAGCCAACGGCTTCGTCGGCACGGTTGCGTTTAGGTTCAGCTACCAAGTAACAGGCGTAACAGCCGACGGCTTCATTGGCACATCTGCGGTCTTGGCTAAAGCCAACGTGCCTGTCACAGGCGTAGCAGCCGACGGCTTCGTCGGTACATCTGCGGTCTTAGCTAAAGCTAACGTACCGGTAACAGGCGTAGCAGCCAATGGGTTAATCGGTACATCTGCGGTCTCAGCTAAAGCTAACGCCCTGCCTACGGGTGTTTCAGCCAATGAGTTTATCGGCATATCTACGGTTTCGGGTAAAGCCAGCACTACCCTAACAGGCGTAGCAACCGACGGCTTCATTGGTGATGTTAGTGAGGCCGTAGGCAACGTAGACAACACGGCCCTCTTAGGTTTCTCAGGCTTCTCAGTCGTGCCCTTCTCAGGGGTGGAAACCGACCAGCGGTTCAATACAAACGTAGATGTTACAGACGTCTTAGCCGAAGGCTTCGTTGGCACATCTGAGGTCTTAGCTAAAGCCGACGTGCCTGTCACAGGCATAGCAGCCGACGGCTTCGTCGGCACAATTGAGATTAAACTAGGAACTGGTTTCTCAGTCACAGGCATAGCAGCCGACGGCTTCGTCGGTACAACTACGGTTTCAGGTAAAGCCAACGCACTGCCTACGGGTGTTTCAGCCGACGGCTTCATCGGCACAACTACAACCCGTTCTAGCTACTCAGTAACTGGTGTTTCAGCCAATGGCTCTATCGGTACTGTAGAAGTACCTAGCTGGAACCCAATCGTTCCAGTACAAGACCCAGACTGGGTGCCTATAGATGACTCTCAGGCGGGTGTTTGGGTTACGATTGATGACACACAGGACCCAAGTTGGCAGGTTGTTATTAGCTCGCAAAGTACAGATTGGTCTGCTATACCCGATACGCAAATACCAAACTGGCAGGTGGTTGATGACACCTAAGCAGGTACACAGATGCAGGTCAGTGGTGGTAACACAGTAATCTGGACTCAGATACCGACGTAAGGAAAGAAGATGTCAAGCACATATAGCAATCTCAAAATCCAGTTAATGACCACTGGCGAGAACCTCGCCACGTGGGGTAACGTCACAAATGTCAACCTTGGGACTGCGCTTGAAGAAGCTATTGTCGGTTCAGCGGATGTTACCTTTGCTAGTGGCAACGTCACACTTACTCTTTCCAATGCAAACACGACGCAGACCGCACGTAACCTGCGCTTGAACTTGATCGGCACCACTGGCGGCTCGACACGCAATCTGGTCGTACCCAGCATTGAGAAGGTCTACATCGTCAACAACACCTGTGCAGACAGCGTGGTGGTTAAGACGACTGCGGGCACTGGCATCACGGTGCCTACTGGCAAGACTATGTGGGTTTACAATGACGGCGTGAATGTGGTGGACGCTACGACGCACCTGACATCGCTTACACTTGGAACGCCTCTTGCCCTTACCTCTGGCGGCGTAGGATCAAACACGGCTGCGGGTGCACGGTCTAACCTGAGCGCAGCTAAGTCTGGGACTAACACGGACATTACGTCGCTCCAGCCGCTGGCTTATGCTATTGAAACCGCCACAGTTGTAGGTTCGGGTCTGAGTGGCACTTTGACTATCGACGCGATTACGCAGTCGGTACTATACTATACCGGTAACGCATCGGCTAACTGGACGGTTAATGTACGTGGTAATAGCGGTACGACCATCAACTCACTGCTTTCTACGGGGCAGGCGATCACTATTGCGGTCTTTGCTACCATCAGCACCGTAGGGTATTACAATAATGTCTTTCAAGTTGACGGTGTGACCGTCACCCCCAAATGGCAGAATAGTGCGCCTGTCGTAGGCAACACCTCGAGTGTTGACGCTTATACATATACCATTGTGAAGACGGGTAGCGCAGCCTATACGGTCTTTGCATCGCTGACTAAGTTCGTCTAAGGAGCGCACAGTGCCGACAATCGTCACACGTGGAGTAGCAAGCGCACGAGGGGCTGGTACCTTTTCGGCTGCTCCTCCGCCTCCTCCGCCGACCCCGACTCCACCACCTCCGGGACCGCCTCCTGTTTTTCAAACGGTTACGTTTGGCGCTGGTACCAGTAGCATATGGACTGCGCCTACTGGCGTGTCTACGATTCTTAACCTTCAGGTTGCTGGTGGTCTGTATTCCGAGGTCCCCGGAGATTATGTGTACAATACTGTTTACGGAGCTGCCTACGTACCCAGCTCCGATCAACCGGGCTCACCCGGTGCGTTCTACACTTATGCGCAGGCAGGGGCGTATGCAGACGGCGTCCTAGCGGCAGCTAACTCAGGGGGTACCGGAGACCGGTACATAACTCTTGACCCGCTATTGCTAAGTTGGAATTCTTCTACGGGTGGTTATTTTACGCAGCCGAGTAACCCCCAAACTTACCTCGCTAATGGTGTAGCTGAACGCGTTCTCGGCCCGTGGGATAATCGTAGCAGTAGCCCAGTAGGTGGCCCGGGCCAACCTCCCGTTGAATGGGGTATCGGCTTTTTCGTTTATACCCCCGGCGGCGAGTTTCCCGGCACCCCATCCTCCGCCTTTGGGCGCACCGCAGCAGGCACGACGTCGGCAGGGCAACCGCAAATTATAACTAGTGCTTCTTCTGTTTCGGTTACGCCGGGACAAGCGTACCAGATAATCGCTGGTGGTGCGAGCGGCTACGTCACTTTCCAGTTTAGTCAGCAGTAGGAGCTAATAGATGCCATTCATCAAGCTCCAGTTTAAGCCCGGTGTAAACCGCGACCAGACCGACTACTCGAACGAGGGCGGTTGGCGCGAGTGCGACAAAATACGTTTCCGCTCTGGATATCCAGAGAAGATTGGTGGCTGGCAGAAAGCTACGTCTGCTCAATTCCAAGGCGTGTGCCGTCAGATGTGGAACTGGGTCACGACCTATTCCGATAACCTCATGGCGCTTGGTACGCATCAGAAGGTTTTCATCGAGAATGGTGGCTACTACAATAACATCACCCCACTGCGTCTGGTTGACCCTACGCTTGACACACCGGACACTGACAACTGCGTCTACACAGATACCACTGCGCCTAATGTGGTAACCATCCAGTTACCGGTGGCACACCTTGCCGAAACAGGTGACTTCGTAGAAATCTCAGGTGTAACCGGCACTATTGGTGGTGTGCCTGCGGACGAGATTAACGGCAACCACGAGATTACTGTGGTTACTGGCCTGACTTTCACGATCCCTGTTACAAGTCCGGTCACCTCAAACGTCTCTGGTGGAGGCGGTACTGTTATTATCATCGACTTCGAAATCCGCCCCGGATATCCAATTACCACAGAAGGTTATGGTTGGGGTACAGGCACGTGGTCGCGTGGGGCTTGGGGTCTTGGTTCGACTGAGCCGGTCTTCTTCCCGCAGCGCGACTGGTGGTTCGATAACTTCGATAACGACCTCGTCATGAATATCCGCAATGGGGCTGGTTACTGGTGGGTTCGCGGTGCTACTCCCGATCCGGGCACGGCGCTTGCCACGCGGGCTATTACGCTACAGAAGTATGCGTTTGACTGGGCTACGGCGACCAGCGCGCCTGTCTATACCCCTACGGAATATGCAGAAGCAGTACCAGTTAAGATTATGCAGTTGCTCGTGTCTCAGCAAGACCGGCATCTTATTGCCTTTGGCGCTGTGCCGTTTGGCTCAACGAACCCTGACGATTTCGACCCGATGCTTATCCGTTGGGCTGACCAAGACACTCCTGAAGACTGGATTCCGCAGCCGACCAATACCGCAGGGGACATCCGGGTATCGCGTGGCTCGCGCATCGTACGCGCTATGCCATCACGTCAGGAAATCTTGGTCTGGACGGATAGCCACCTGTTCACGCTCCAATTCCTCGGCACGACAGACGTGTTCGGCTTGCAGGAATATGCTGACAATATCTCCATCATCTCATCACGTGCGGTGACAACGGCAGCTAACATTACCTACTGGATGGGCCAAGATAAGTTCTATGCCTATACCGGGCGCGTCGAAACGCTACCATGCACACTGCGCAATCACGTGTTCCAGAACATTAACATCTCTCAGTCCGATCAGGTTATCTGCGGCACCAACGAGCAATGGAACGAAGTCTGGTGGTTCTACCCAGCAGGTGATAGCGACTATAACAATGCCTATGTGGTCTATAACCACCTTGAGCGCATCTGGTACTATGGAACAATAGAGCGCACCGCTTGGTTAGATACAGCACTGCGCCGCTACCCACAGGCCGCAAACACACCACTCTCTGATTTCTCAGCGGGGCAGACTTACAACCACGAGGACGGCATCGACGATGATGCTGATCCAATGCTATCCTATATCCAGTCGTCGGACTTCGACTTGGCTGATGGCGACCAGTTTATGCTTTGCAGACGCATTATTCCTGACGTTGGGTTTAGCGGGTCCATAGCTAATGATGCTAGTGTCACCATGCAAATCCGCTCGCGTAACTTCCCCGGTTCTGCGCTTTCTAACAACGTGGCGGACTCAAAGCCTGTCATCGAGACTTCGGTAGACCAGTACACCGATCAGGTCTTCCTGCGTGCCCGTGCGCGCCAGATGGCGCTTAAAATCCAGTCTGAAAATCTTGGTGTGCAGTGGCAGTTGGGTGCCCCGCGCTTGGATGCCCGTGAAGATGGTAAACGCTAATGGCACTAGATAGATTCAAAGCCGCTCCACTACCTAACCCACCGTCACATTACGACCCGCAGTATATACGGCAGGTTATTCGCGTTATAGAAAACTACTTCTCGCAGTTAGACTCGCGCACCCCAAACAATGCGCAGAAATACACAGCGGACTTCTTCTACGGAAGCGGCATCGGTCTGACGTTCCCACATAATCAGTTTACTAGTTTAGTTGACCAGTCAGCAGCAGCCGTTGATGTGGCTTACCCAGTTAAGTTAGAAGTGACGTCGTTTACCGATGATATATCTATAACAGGCGTTAATAACACGCGGATCACCTTTGCCGCCCCCGGCATCTATATGCTGATATATAGCTTGGCGTTTAAGAACACGACGAATGACACCCAAGAAGTAGACGTATGGTTCCGGTACAACAACGGCACCACCACAACGGATGTCGCTAACTCAAACAGCCGGTTTACAATACCGCCCCGCAAATCTTCAGGCACACCCTCTTACCTTATCGCGGTTACACCATTTAGTGGTTATGCAGAGGCAGCGGGCGTATGGGTCGAAGTTATGTGGCACACAACCAGCACAAGCGTAGTTATGGAGCATCTTCCAGCAGTTGCGTACTCAGCAGGTGTAACACCTGCACATCCGGGTACACCTTCGGCTATTGTCGAAGCGTTCTTTGTATCGAAGGCCACGTAAGAATGGTGTTTAGTTTTGAACAGATTGCCGCTATAAGCGTAGTGATAAGGTAGGGATAAGGGATAATGGACTACAACGCAGCTTCACCTATGGGCAACCCCCCACAGCTAGGCACACCCATACCCGGCACTACGGGTGGTCTTCCTACGCAGGGTGGGCTGAATGTGGCTCAAAACCCTATGGCGCAGCAGTTGCAGTCGCAAGGTCGCGGCGAAGACTCTATGCTTATCCACATGACACCAGACGAGGTTAACAGCCTTCAAGGTCTGGCTATGGCACATGGCGGCTCACTTACTATTAACCCGCAAACAGGTCTGCCTGAAGCTGGCTGGCTTGGCAAACTTCTCCCAACTATTCTTGGCGCAGCCCTAGCGGCTACTGGCGTCGGTGCTCCCCTTGCTGCTGGTATCGTAGGCGCAGGTCAGTTCGCACGTACTGGTAGCTTGAAGAAGGGCTTGATGGCTGGCCTCGGTGCCTTTGGTGGTGCTGGTATGGCTGGTATGGCTGGTGTTGGTGGTTCTATCTCACACAACGCAGCTGGGTTACTTGGCGACAAAGCTGGTTTCTTTGGTGCTAATATGGGTCTTGGTGCTGCTGTACCGGCAGCGCAGCTTGCGCCAGTCGCCGTCACTCCTGATACTCTTGGTAATCTTGCTAATACACCAGTAACACCAACAGTAAACATCCCAGCATCCGGCATTGCTGGTGGTCCGGGGGCTACTACATTAACTGCACCGACCGTAGCGCCTACGGCGGTTAACCCTATGCAGGCAGCTATAAACAGCCCAGAGTTTGCTCGGCAGTTCGCTAACTCTGTAGGCAATATGCCACCTCCGGTAATGAAAGGCGCAGAGTTCACAGGCGGCTTAGGTTCGCGCTTCGCTCAAGCTACACGTGCAGGTCTACCTGCTGGTACTCCGGGCATTATCTCTAAAGCTGCTCCTATGTTGGGTGTTTCAGGCATTACGAGTGGTATCTCCGGTGCAATGGCCCCAAAACAAGGCACTATGGGTGATGACGGCGTCATAGATAATTCCTATGCTGGTCCGTACACTGCGCAGAAGCGCAATGCTACTTTCGCAGACAACACCGAAGACCTTCTTAAGTCGTCCAAGGAGCGTCGCTACTTCGACGTAGGTATGCCTGAAGTTTATAACATGCAGGGCCAAGTCGTACAGCCGGGTTCCAGCACTGCGCGGGGCACACCCATACTACAAAATGTCCTGAACCCTAACGCTAAGAAGGGCCAGAACCGCTACAACCAGATACTCACTCCGTATATGGTAGACCCCCAACAAGACATGGGCTACGCCGATGGCGGTGAAGTAGATATGAAGAACGGCTCTTTTGTCGTTGATGCTCGCACTGTATCAGAGCTTGGTAACGGCAGCAGCAATGCAGGTATGGAGCTTCTGTCTCGTATGGGCGGACGCCCCCTGCAAGGGCCCGGTGACGGGGTAAGCGACTCCATTAAAGCACGTATCGGTGGTAAGCAGGAAGCACGTGTCGCCCGCGACGAAGTGTTATTCCCGCCAGAGGCAGTTAAGCGCTTAGGCGGCGGCAACCCGAAGAAGGGCACTGCCAAGCTGTACTCACTTATGAACAAGGCGCACAAAGCCCGCAAGAAAGCGGACCGTGGAGAAGATACTAAAGTGCGGCGTGGGCTTGCATAATGCAAGTTACTTTAATTCCTACCGAACATGTGAGTGAGTTATGGCCTCGCATCTTCCCACACTTGAGTAAAGCTGCGGAGTATACGTTTGGTCGGTATGAGCCTGAAGATATCCTCGACTCGGTTACGCAGTATGACCATCATCTCTGGGTTGCATTTACAGGCGAAGAGATAAAAGGTATTACAATAACCTGCTTTAAGCAGTACCCACGTATGTTATGCCTTGATATGGTATTTTGCGCAGGTGATGAAGGTATGGAATGGAAAACTCCTATGCTTAAAATGTTGCAGCACTGGGCGCACGATAATGACTGTGAACGGATCGAATCTTCTGGTAGGATCGGTTGGTCAAAGATTTTTAAAGACGATGGATATAAAGCACTTTGGCAGGTATATGAATTGCCGGTCGCAGATGCAGGACTAGGAGCGTAATATGGGCGGTGGTGGCGGTAGCAATCAAGTACAAAAGTCGGAGGTTACTCAGTCAACCCTCCCCGAATACGCACGCCCCTATTTCGAAGGGCTGATGCAGCGGGCAGGCACGACGCTAACAACTGACTACCAACCCTACGGTCAAGAGCGCATAGCTGATTTCACGCAGCAGCAGCGTGGAGTCCAACAGAATATCCTAGGTATGCAGACACCGGGACAGTTCGGCAATGCTAGCACGCTTGCTACCGCTGCGGGTCTTGGTTCTTTGGAGGCGGGGAAGTATACTCCCGGCCAATTTGGTTTCCAACAGGTGAATGCACAGCAGGTTAATGCGCCCAGTATGCAAGCGGCGCAGACTAACTACAACCCCAATCTGACGACGTTCCAGATGCAAGCTCCCGACCAGTTCGGACAGCAGCAAACCAACCAGTACATGTCGCCGTACATGCAGAACGTAGTAGATACCCAGAAGCGCGAAGCCGTCCGCGATGCGCGGCAGGGGCAGATTGTGCAAGACCTCGGCGCTGCTCGTCAGGGCACATATGGTGGTAGCCGCCAGCTTCTTGCTGGTCTCGAGCGTGAGCGTAATCTAGGTACGCAGTTAGGTGACATCCAAGCACGTGGTTCGCAATCGGCGTTTGAAAACGCACAGGCTCAGTTTGAGCGTGATCGTGGCGCGACTATGACAGCGCAGCAGCAGAACTTGGCGGCTCAACTTGGCGTCCAGCAACTTGGCACTGACGTCGGTTTGAAAACCGCTCTTGCTAACCTTGATGCTAAGTCACAGGCTAACGTGCAAAACCTCGCAGCCCAACTTCAGACGCAAGGACTTAACTCAGAGCAAGCGATGCGCGCTGCACTGGCTAACCAGCAGGCAGGGCTTGATACTCAACGTATGGGTGAGCAGTCTCGTCAGTTTGGTTCGCAGCAGGGGCTTGCAGGGCTGGCGCAAGCCGGTCAGATGGGTCAGACACTTGCTAATATTGGTTCGGCGCAGTCGCAAGCCGACCAAGCCCGCTTGGGTATGCAGCAGGGTACAGCTGCGCAGCAGCAAGCGATGAACCAGCAGTACCTAGACACGGCGTATCAAGACTTCCTGCGCCAGCGTGATTATCCGATGGAGCAGATGCAGCAGTACAGCAGCTTGCTACGCGGTGTGCCAGTAACACCGAATACAACTAGCACAACTTACGCTCCCAATGCTTCGCTAGGCTCGCAGCTAGTTAGTGGCGGTCTCGGCGCAGCTGCTCTCTACAATACTGCTAACAGGGCGGGAGTAATTTAAAGTGGAAACTAAACCGTTTACCATACAGTCTCCTGAAGCGATAGCCAAGGACTACGGCGGCAACAAACAGAAGATAGCTGAAGCTATGCAGATGGGTATTCTTGACCCTACTGCGGGCACGCTAGCAGGTATGTTTATTGACCGTATGCGGTCGGCTGCGCAGACTGAAGCTACACCCCAGCAGACTGTGGCCCAACAGGTCTTTGCTCCCCCTGCTCCCCCTGCGCCACCTATGGGTGCCCCTATGGGTGCCCCTGCAGGTCTTGGTGCTACTCCAGAAGCTGCGGCTATGCCGCCTCAAGAAATGGGTCCCCCGCCACAGGAAATGCCGCCTCAAGAAATGGCTGCGCCTCAAGAAATGGGTATGCCGCAAGAGATGCCTAGTATGGCTGAAGGTGGCATGGTGCCTCCATATATGGCTGGCGGTGGTCTTTCTGAACTACCTGTACCTGACACTATGTTTGATGAGCCCAGTAGCGGTGGCTTTGACGAGGGCTATGCAGGTGGCGGTATGGTTGCATTTGGCCGAGGTGGCGGTATCGACCTTGAACGCTTCCGCAAAGCCATCATAGCCCAAGAAAGCGGTGGCGACTACGGTGTAGCTAATGCTGAAGGTAGTGGCGCACTAGGTGCGTATCAGTTCATGCCACCAACTGCTCGCGCTTTAGCCGAACGACTCGGTCTCCCCTATCGCCCCGACCTACTGCAAGGTAATAAGGGTCGAAGCAAAGAAGGCCGTGCCTACCAAGACGCGCTAGGAACAGCGCAGCTACAAGACGCAATTGAATTTGGTGGTGGTGATATCGGCAAAGCCGGAGCATTCCACTTTGCTGGGCCTAACACAAAGGGGCATGGAGCTAAGACACGCAAGTATGAGCAGGATATCTTACGCCGGTACTCAGGGTCGAAAGACGCTGGGGGCGAAGAACTTGTAGATGCTGCGCAGGGAGACGACACCGTCTACGGCCTACCTACGAACCTACGTGGTAATATCGACCTAATTAAAAGCTTGATGCCAGCAGAGTCTGAAGAGGACATTGAACTTCGTAAGGAACTTGCGGAAAAATTGTCTCCTGAGAGCCGTGCACAGGGCAAAAAAGATGCGTTCTTCGCAGGTCTAGGTGATCTTTCAGAGCGTATTGCTAATGCAAAGGACAAGAGCACTTTTGGTAGTATATTTGGAAGTCTTGGTGGTGGTGCCGGAGACATTTCAAAGAGACTAGATGCAGAGGAAAAGAGTATACGCGAAATGCAGCGTGAACGCTCTGCACTAGCAAACCTTAGCCGTAAAGAGCAAATAGAAGCCATGCAGATGGGCGTGGACGTTAACAAGTCCGCCGCTGTTCTTAATGAAGGTATCGCAGCCCGTCAGGAAGACGTTGCATATAAGAGAGCTATGCTCGACATCGAAAGGTCAAAGATAGGTGCCGACCTAGCCAAGATAATGGCTGACAGCAAAGATAAGGAAAATACCAAAGACCGGTTTATAGAAACGTTCTATAACGTGCTAATAAGAAAAGGGTATTCAGAAAACCAAGCTAGGCAGTTTGCATATATAGCTGCAGAAAAGCAGCTTGCTAAGGTTAAAGAAGAGTTTGGGGGCACTGGCGATATGGGAACCCTATTCCCACAGGGCGCTACCGGTGCTACAGGAGGCACAGCAGATACTCTGGACTACGGTTCACTAAAGTAAGGTTGATATATGCCTGATGTACGCATGCCCGACGGTACAGTTATAAGAAACGTACCAGCAGGAATTACTAAGGCACAGCTTAATGCTAAGCTAACGAAGAACGGGTTTGACCTCAACAGGCTGACCACGCCTAAGCAGAAGCCAAGCGCAATTGAAAATATCCCGCTAGTAGGCGGATTGCTTGCGCCTATTGCAGACATACCCTTGAGTGCGGTCGAAGGTTTAAGCGGCACTACCAAGTCAATCGCAGATGTGTTTGGTGCCGACAATGTTGTATCCGATGCGGCTGACTATGTAGCTAAAGCAGCGGCTGCTTTGAAATCTGCTGGGTCTCGTGAAGATGCTGAAATCGCCAGTAAAATCCAGAAAGACGCTGAAGGCAAAGGTGTCTGGGAAGAAGTAAAGGCTGCAGCTAGGGCGTTCACTTACTCTCCACTAGAGAGCATTGCCAGCGTGGCAGGTTCGGCGGCACCGTTTATCGCAGCGGGTGTTGCCACCGGAGGTACAGGAGCCGTACCCCTAGCTACTATGGCTGGGCTTGGCGCAGCGTCAGGCGCAGGTACTATAAAAGGTTCCGTGTACGATGCGGTATACAGCGAGTTCGTAAAGAACGGTGCATCTGAAGAAGACGCCGCTGCCGCCGCCGAGAAGGCGCAGGAGTATAGCGGCAAGAATATAGACCAGATTGCACTTGGTGGTGCCATAGGCGCACTTGCTTCGGCTACTGGCTTTGGCCCGCAGTTCGCTCGCAGCATAGGTAATAACGTAGTCAAGAAGGTTGCCGCCGAGGTAGCCGAGCGTGAAGCTGTAGAGGCCGTAAAGGTCGGTGCCAGAAAGAGCGTGCTGGGTGGTGTTGCCAAAAGTGCAGTTGTAGAAGCTGTACCAGAATCTGTACAAGGTGGGCAGGAAAAACTGTCCCAGAACCTAGCACTGCAGCGCGAGGGCTTCGATGTAGATACGTTTAGGGGTGTAGCTGGACAGGCTGCGTCCGAAGGCATCGCGTCCCTGTTTCTGGGTGGTTATGGTGGTGCACGTGCAGCAAAGGCGGAAAACCGTCAGATACTCACAGAAGAGATTGCCCAAGAACTTGACGCCCTGCCTGCAGATGCAGACGAGCAAACTATATCTGAAGCAGAAGCTAGATTCGTCAAGCGCGGGTTTCCCTTGGAGAAGGCAACGCAAGTTGTCGAGAACTTAAAATCCGCCAAAGAAGCTATTGACAAGCAAGCTGCAGAACTAGAGCGGGCACGTGCCGAACGGATGGCACAAGGAGAAGCTGAAGCAGCAGCCGAAGAAGGCACAGGCTCTAACTTTACTGGCCCGCCTCCGGTTGATACCGAAGAAGAAGCTGCCATGCAGCGCATGCGTGAGGCCGAGTTTGCAGGTGCAGGTGCACCACAGCAACGTAAACCATCTACTATAGAGCAAGCAGCTATTGATCTTGTTTCTGCCGTTGACGCTGGCGGTGTGCCGTTCAACACACCTAGAATAAATGCGATTGGACGCGGACTAGGGCTTGATATCGGTAAAAATGATAAACCCGAAGCCACTATCGACCGCATCCGTGCAGCGGTTGGTCGGTTTGATTTTACTCCCCCAATCTCTGAAACACAGGATACTAACGCTCCCCCTACTGGTGGCGTCAACGCCCAGTACCGCCGTAACACAACCCAACCCACTATTACGCCAGCATTTGCTGCGACTGCAAACGAAGATGAAGTTCGTGCATTTGCTGACCAATACGGTATCGACGAAGCAGAAGCCGTTGAGCGCCTAAGTGCGGCGGCTTCGTCACCTTCAGGCATTGTATACTCACGTAGAGGACGTCCACCCAGTGCGAGCACGGTAGAAGCTGCGGGCCAAGAAGGTCTATTCGGCGCACTGCCTACACAGGAAGAAAACCGCCTCGACAAGTTTGAGGAAATCCAGCAGCGCAAACTGGAGCAAGGTGCGCTTGCACCTGAAGACCGCGAAGCGGAAAATCAGGCACGTGCCGATGAGTTTGATAGGCTGCAGCAAGAACGCGCAGCGAAAGACGAGCAGTACACGGCTGACTTTGTAAAAAACATCGAAGATGCCATTCGTCGCGCTAACCCTGCTAACGAAGCCTATAGTGTGCAGGTTGATGCAACCAGCCCGAAGCCTTACAGGGTTGTAGGTCCAGACGGAGAGTTGTTTGCAGCCGCAGATAACCTGCAGGACTTTGAAGCACAGGCGATGGACCTTCTTCCATACGTTGCTCCCCCTACATCTATTCAAGAGACGGACTCCGCGAACCCCACCGTGGCTACATCCATGGTGCAGGAACTTACCCGTGATATTGATGCTGCGCGTGAGCGTGGCGAGATAGACAACAACCAGCGCACCGAGCTTATTCGTCAGATAGAACGCCCCGACGCATACGATAAGTATGGTCGTCCGCAGGACAACATTGCCAAGGCTGAAGAAGAAGCCCGTGCAGCAATGTCCAAGTTCCGCAACACCACAGGTGTTGAAGCCAAGGCAGCGGAAGCAGAGCTAGCCGTCGCCAACGAGAAGCTGACTAAGCTAGTAAACAACCGCATGCTGAACCCGATCAGGTCTAAGCTGCGCTCCATGGCAGAGAACCGTCAGCTTGAGCGCGAAGGCGCTACATCCCGTGTGGGCAGCGCTAAGGTGCAGCAGAAGCTAGGCGAGATGGAAGGTGCAGACACCAGTGCCGAGCAGCGCGAACAACGCGAAGCCAAAATCGACATAGCCGAAGGCCGTGTATCTAAGTACCGTAGGGGTGAAGCGCAACCGGGCCAAGTTAAGACAGACGTATCTAAGGTACGTGCAGCGGTAGATGCCATCGTGTCAGTATGGAAGGGGCCACCTGTAGTTACGGTAGTCCAGTCTGTTAACGACATAGCTGACGCTAAGGTACGTCGGGCTGTGATGCAAGATAACGCTACCAATGCAGAAGGCTTCGTGGCCCCTGATGGTACAGTGTATCTAATTGCCGACAACCTTGAGTCCGTAGAGCGTGCTAAGGCGGTGCTGTTCCATGAAGCTCTTGGCCACGTTGGCCTTGAGAAGCTGTTCCGTGGCGAGCTAGATAGCGCTCTGACTGCACTGTATAAAAGCAACGGTAACATACGGGCCAATACCGATGCGTGGCTAGCTGCTAACCCAGATGCCTATGCGCAGGATACCAACCGTACCGCCCGCGCAGTAGAAGAAATCCTAGCCGAGATGTCCGAGAATGGGCAGCTTAGGCCGACAATGCTAAAGCGCATTGCAGCTATTATCCGTAACTTTGCACGTAGGCTGGGTATCAATCTGGCAATCAGCGATGCGGACGTAGAAGCTATACTGGCTGCAGGCCACGAGCGTGTCGTAAACGGTGCGCAGGAAAGCACACTCGTCAAGGGCATGCGGTATATTAACGGCTGGCGTGGTGGTGCTGCACCTACCACAAAATACTCACGGCCCAAGACCACTAAGCAGAACAAAGAGAAAATAGGAACTGCTGAAGCTAGTATAAGTCCCGGTATGCGCCGTACCCAGAAGTCTACCTCCACTAACGGCATAGCTGAAGGTGTAGAGCAGGTTGTTAAGGGGCATAGCTGGAAAGACTGGGGCGGTGGGCTAAAGGATAACCTAGAGGCCATGGCACCACCTACCTTGGTGGCCACGCTAAAGACTATACCGACGTCTGGCATCTTAAACTGGTTCGGCCCAGATATACCCACCATACGTGAGATTGACACGTTGGTGCAGAAGATGGTTGCCATGAAGGCCAACATACTCAAAGCTGCAGAGCAAATTGGTATGGAGTTAGACGAGTTCCTTCTGTCTGATAAAGACCAACTACTGGCCCAGACGCAGAGCACTGCCCGTATAAATGAAATGGCACCCGACGATTTCAAGTCTGCTGACGATGCACTGGCTAATCACCCTGCCATGAAGGAGGTCGAAGCTCGCATACTGAAGAACGCCAACGATAAGGTGTTAGCTGCCCGTATAATAGCCGAGGTAAAAGCCTTGGTTATGCAGAGCAAAGACGCAATCACCGTAAAGGGTGACAAGGTAGCTATGTCTACCGCTATGAAGAAGTTGGTAGCGAACCTATCTAAGACAGCCATAGATAGCAAAAATACCAGTGACCAGATGAAGCAGATAGCGGAACTTACCCGTCGTATCCGCGATACACATGCTTTGTGGGACAAGCTAGGTGAGCTTAAGAACGGGCACAAGCTATACAAGGAAATACGTTCCTACTACAAAGATATGTTCGAAGCCGAGCTTGCACTACTAGACGGTCGGATTGCGTCTATCGCCGGTACTAAAGAAGCCAAGCGTTTGCGTGACCTACGTGCAGATATGATGCGGGAAGTTATGAACCCCGATGAATCCAAGAAGGGCGGCGACATATTCTACAATCTTGACTCAAGCTTGTTCACCAAAGACTACTTTCCGTTTATGCGGGCAGGTAAATACTACATACGTGTATCCGCTGCCAAGGACGGCTCGCGGGAGCGTGAGTTCTACCAGTTCGAAACTGCCAAGCAGCAAATAGCTGCGAAGAAAGCGATAGCTAAGCGCTTAGGTATAGACCCTGAGAAGAACGATGGGGTACTTACTATAGGGTACGACGTCGCACAGTTGCAGGAAGAATTAAAAACTGACGACCAGATGATGAAGAAGATATTTGACCTAGTGGGTAAAGCCAAGGCCGAGTTTGCTTCAAGTGGTGTACTAGGTGCCAGCGACTTCAAAGACCTGACGGACAGCATCTACCAGACATGGTTGCTATCTACCCCCGAACGGTCAGTACGCCGCCGGTTCATGCATGCTCAAGAGGTAGTCGGGTTCCAGCAGGATATCCTACAGAACTTTGCATCGCAAGCGAGCAGCTATGCTAACCAACTAAGCAAGCTGGCATACGCCGGGGACATACGCTTAAAAACCGAGGAGGCACGTGACAACGTGTCGGACCGCCCAACTACAGAGCAGGCTAGACTTAAAGCCGCTATATATGAATTAGAACAGCGTGCCGAAGACGAGATAAACCCAAGCCCGCAGAGTTCGTTTATTAACGCCCTTAACCGTGCGTCTTACTTCTACTACCTGACAGCGCCAGCGACAGCGATGCTGCAGCTTACTTCCATACCGATACGTGTGGTGCCACGCCTGTGGCGGGATTACGGGTATGCGGAAGGCACCCGCATGTGGCTGAAGTATATGAAGATATGGAACACTCTAGGTAAAGCTAAGGTGCAGAGCACTCGCACAGGGATAGCCGGTGTGGGTGACTCGCTTGATGTCCTGATGCCCAACATACTAAGCTCTAAATTGGTTAGTGCTGACACCAAAGAAGGTAAACTTCTACGTAGGGCACTGGCGGCAGGTATGGAGCGCAACGTGCTTGAGACCGTGCAGGATACACTAATCCAGAACGAGCGGGAAACAGGACAGAAGCACCGTACGGGTGCAGCGCGCACCGTTGCCGAAACTGCTGCGGTAACAGGTAAAGCCATGGGCGTCATGTTCCAAGGGTTGGAAAACATCTCACGCCAAGCAGCCTACTTCATGGCGTTTGAGTTAGCGTACAAGGCAGAGACTGCTAAAAACCCCGGCGCACCTGAGAAGGTAGTGTTTGATAAGGCAGTCACCACTGCCCTAGATACTGTGCGCGATACTCTTGGTGACTACTCCAACTGGGAACGTTCACGCATAATGAAGAACGATGTGTCTCGTGCACTGTTCCTCTTCAAGATGCATCCCATTCTGCAGACTAAGTTCCTAGTAGGCGCGATGCGAGATATCGGGCGTGGGTTGTACCCCGGAGCTTCACCAGAAGCAAAGGCCGCACGTGCGGGCGCTATGAAGGAACTAGGCGGCGTCTTGATGATGGCTGGCGTATTTGGTGGCCTTCTAGGTATGCCCCTGTACTCGGTCATGGCACTGGCGCTATCTGAAAGCTTTGACGAAGAAGATGATGAGGATGTGCGCAAGCTTATGGGTCTTGACCCACGTGTCGCCTACGACTCCGACATTATGTTCCGTGCATGGTTGATGGATAAGTTCGGAGAGCCGATGGTTGGCGACGTGTCGTTGGCAGACATTCTTATACACGGCCCGCTTGGCGCTTTATCGAACACTGAACTGTCTAGCCGTACATCACTCGACCTCAAGAATATGTGGTTCCGCGAAGCAGTTGCAGGTGACTCCACTGGTGACAGCATAATAAAAACACTGCTGGCTAACGTAGCAGGTGGGCAGATGCTTATTCAGGCGTTCAATGCAAAGGATAACTTTGCTGAAGGCGATATGTATGGTGGTATCAAGAAGATGGCACCTGCGTTTGTTCGGTCATGGGTAGCAGCGGAGCAAGGGGAAGCCGAAGGTGTGGTTACCCGCAAGGGTGATGTCATTATAGATAAGAACGATATCACTGGGTTGGATACGTTCCGCACGATATCTGGCTTCCGACCACTGCGTCTTGCTAGATGGCAGGACTACTACATCACTCGTAGTAAGAACGACAAAAAGATAAAGGCGGAGAAGACCCAGCTGCTATCCACCTTGGATAGGAAGCTACGTGAGGGTGATATTACTTCTAAGGAGCAACTACAGGAGTTCATCACCGACGAGGTTATTCCGTTCAACCGCACGTACCCAGACCCAAGCTTCATAATTACCGAAGAGACCATCATGCGGTCACTCAAGGGTCGTGCGGATGTACGGGGCCGCACAGTGCAGGGCATGCGGCTTGAGAAGAAGACTGCAGAGAAAGATATCGGTATGGCAGATAAGTTCCGCCCATAAAAAACCCCCGCTGGGGAGTAGGCCAGCGGGGGTAGTATCAACCAACGGAAGGAGCATCTTCCGAGGACGTTTATAATCACATCCTCCAGATACGTAAACCCCTAATACCAGATTTGGTATCCACCACGCTCCGGTACACTACCTTTAGCTTCAGTCTGCGTAGCACGGGGCGTATTTCCTTCTTAGCGGCTTTTGGGTCTAGGCACGGGAAGAACAGTGACGCGCCCTTGGTGAAGGCGCGCCAGTTTATATCGTAGCTGACCCCAGCTACCTTCACTCTTCGTCGGCGTCCGGCTTCACAGCCGTGATTGCGTTATTGAACAGGTCCGTAATGCCACTAAAGTCAGGGTGGTTAGCGTCGAAGATTAGCGACTGCACCGGCACCGTGTTGACCTTCATGCCCTTTGACATGCGCTTGTTCTCTGCGTCAAGGTACAGGCCCTTGGCTTTCATAGCGTTAATGGTCGAGCGGTAAGCAATGTTACGTGCCCCACAATACTCACGGAACGAGCTAGCAGTTATGTATACCTTAGCAGTATCCGGTTCGTAGCGTATCATAAGCTCTCGCAACGGCTCTAACTGCGGTACTTCCACCATCTTGCTGCGACGGTCTACCCCGTCATTAACTATGAGAATGTTACCCAGACGGGCGTTCATAAACTCACCAAGTATCTGCTGGTCACCTTCGGGTGGCGGTGTCATCGTGTTGCGTAGGTTGAGTATCATCTTGCACGTCCACTTAAAGATGGCAGCAATGTCCCAGTTACACAGGCCAAGATGCAGGGCGATGTAGATACCCGTTATGTTAGCTGCTGCTGTTGCCGACCAGAACCGCTCACGCTGTGTTAGCTTAAGCTTGGAGTCGATGCGCTGTTGAACCGTAGCATAAAGCGCCTTCACCTCGTCATAGTGCGTAATCAGGTACCGTGCGTAGATGTCACCTGCATGCCCGTAGTTTTCAAGCAACTGGTGGTCGAACATCTTCTTGCCATACTCGATGTCAATCGCGTCAGAATAGTCGATGCTGTATTCGATGATGCGCATGGTTTCACCATCAGGCGACCCCTTGGCAATCTCAAGCTTCTCGTAGAACGAGTGGTTAGACGAGCACAGTGCTATGGTCTGCCATGACGTCAGGTTTGCCCGAAGCTCGTTTGAAGACGCCTTCATGCGATCCTTGCCTGTACCCTGTGTAATCAAGTAGGCGAGTTCACTTAGTTGCTTGGGCTCTGTGTTCGACATTTCGTCGAAGCTGATATGCAGGTTACAGAAAACCCCTATCTTAAATACCTTCGAGTTGAACGTGTCGTCCTTCTTGGCACATAGCGCCGCTGGGTCGCCGTATACACTGTTAGCCATAAGCAGGGCTGTAGTCTTACCTGTACCTGACTTGGGGTGCACCACGTTAATGATTGCCCCACGTTGACCGGAGAAACGCAAGAGAGGCGCACCGAAGGCGGTGGCTGCTGCGAACGCATGCCCTTCAAGGCCCGGACGTCCGTACAGGTTAAACACCTCTGTCCACTTCTCCAACGTACCCTTAGCTGTCATGTGTTCGGCTAGTGCCTTGGTGACTGACGACGGGGGGCTATGGTATGTCCCCTCGGCACTTATCTCACGGTCGCCTATAATAAACTTACTGTCGTTATCGACCCATCCAAATTGATTGCGCATTTGTTCTACCTTTGTGTTGTGAAAATATTGAGCTACTGATTTTACTATGAAGTCCACCAAGTACGCATAATCGACCTTGGAGCTAAGCATCACGTGCTTAGAGGCGAGGAACTTGCGTAGCTCGTTACCGTCCATCACCTTTGAATTGTGCACCGTGAACTCTTTGACGCCATCCTGTGGGCTGTGCAGACGAATAAGTGCTACACCCCCCTCGACTGGGTCATCCATACGCTTGGCTACATATATGTCGTACGGATACACCAATACAACGTCCTCGACGCCTTCTTCCTCGTCTTTGGGTGTAACCTTGCGCCATACGCCACCGTGCTTGCCCCGTACGTAGGGGAAGGGAAACTCGGGTATATGGTACTTCACTGCCCCAAGCTGGGTTTCCTCTATAACTACGTTGTCCTCTGGAGTTGCCTCCTTCAGTTCTTTACCTAGTGTAATAGGGGAGCGTATCTTGCCAATGTGCGGGCACCCTGCACATCCGCCGGGATTGTGTTTCTCGAACTCCGCACATGTGTGCGGCCCGACTATGTGTGTTACCTTCTGCTCAACCTTGTCAGGGTCATAGTCAGGATGGTCTGCGGATAACTTGTGTATAGCCTTATCACGGTCCTTACAGAACTTGGCGATTGACAACGCAGCAAACCATCGTGGCTCAGATATTTCCCTGCGGTCTGCGTAACTAGCGTTAAGCTGCTTGCACCCGTTCTGACCACGGTTCATAATCTTGGTGAAGCTCGACTCCATGTTGGCACGTATAAGCTTAGCTAACGGGCTAGGTGCGAATGTAGGCATGTCACCAAACAGTGTCGCCTTCGTCTCCTTTACCCCCAACAGGTCACGTATGTCCTGCATGGGTGTCGGCTTACCAATCGTTATGACTTCTACACGTAGGGGGTCCGTACCCTTAAAGTTAAACGTGCCGGGAATACGCAGGATACGCGCTGCTTCGAAGCAGCTGTTATCGACACGTAGCTCCTTAGTGGTGCAGACTTCCTTCAGCCTTAGACACACAGGCTCCCATTCTTCACGTGTAACTTCTTCAGTCAACGTCCAGTATACGTGCAGACCGCGCCCAGAATTAACTATGGTGGGCTTAGGCATACCGACTGTCTTGCAGAACTTACGAAGGGCATCTAACCCTTCTTCCTGTGTATCGTAGTCCTTCTCTGGCCCACAATCTATGTCGAGCCAAAGTGACTTAAGTGACTTGACGTTTTCTTTCTTCCTGCTCTTACCGTCTGTATACTTAGCTACACCAAAAAATACATTCTTCCCTTGGTTGAGGAACGTCTTGGCCCATGCGTCGGCCTCTTCACGGGTCTCTACTAGCTCCTGTTGCTTGCTGTCGGGGCTTAGCCCGACGATAGCGTACCAACCCTCTTGGGGCTGCACCGCTGATAAAAGGTCAAAATCCTCTGCCACGCAGACACCACTCCATAGGGCAAGTCACAAGCCCACTCCTAAAAGAAAAAACTCTCTACCCCGTTAGGAAGTAGAGCTCTCCAGACTAGCCATGTATGAAGCTATAAGCGCCGTGGCACTGCCCTGCGGGACCGAAGTCCCGCAGAACCAGTTGTATACTGTTTGCCTCGTTACACCTGTACACTTGGCTACCACAGCTACGGGTATGTCCTGCGCGATACAGAGCCTACCCAGACGAACACCCAACTTGTGTTTGCTCGCCTTGGCATTTGCTTCCTGTATACGTAGACTATAACCGCCGCTCATCAGTCGTCTTCTTCTTCGTCGTCGGCCCAGTCACTAACCACAGCGGCAAGTGTGCCGGTAGGTGCATCAACAGCGGCAGCGGTAGTAGCCTTTTTAGAAGGGCGCTTCACTGGTTCGGCCAATGCTTCTTCTTCATCGTCCTCACCATCGTCGTCATCCAAGAAGGATGGCTTCTTAGCCTTTGGTTCTGGCTCCGGCTGTGCTGTAAGCTTGACAGGTTCTTCCGTAGTTGTGGCCTTCGCCATGTCGAAGCTAATCAAGCGCATAGTGGCAGGGTTGTTCTGCGCCTCGTTGACACGCGCTAACTCATCTAGGTCAATAAACCGGTCAGCAGTGAAGTTAAGCTCCATAGTTTCTGCGTCAAGGTTGTACGCAACCGTAGTAACCACGCGGTCAGGCGCTGCATTGTTTGACACCAGATGGCGGCAGTACTGCTCAAACGGAAGGACGTTACCAGTAGCCTTACCGAATAGCGACTTAGCTGGGATGTTGAACTGATATACATCACCGGACTCATCGCCGTCCAAGAACAGTGCTACCTTGCGGCTGAAGCGACAGGCTTTACCCTTACCGTTCTTACCCGAACCATCTATGTTCTTAGGGCAGCTAGCGCAATTAGCGGACTGACGGTTGGCGGCGGATGCTTCTGGCTTGTCACCTAGGTTAGAGAAGCAGTCAGGTGCACTGCCCTTGGCGTCGGGGTCATAGTCGTTAGCGTAGAAGCTACGGCTAGGCTTATCCAGCATAGCAAGGATGATGGCGTTAAACTCACCACGGATGGCCTTGCCAACCTGCTCACCGTTTACGATGCGCTTGAACGTGCCGTTGGTGTTGGTGGCGATGCGGTTGTAGCCGCCCATGCCCGAAGCAATCTGCGTACCCATCTTGGATGGTGGCAACGCCACTGCGACAGCATTGGGGTTTTTGAAGATAGTCAAATTGGTCATTGTTTCTCTCACTTGGTTGTTGGTTTACGAACCGAAAGCACATACTTAGTATCTGCATTGAGGCCGATAGGTAGGCTATCGGGGTTCTCCTCTAGGTAATTACGCATGTTGCCATTGTGGATGCGCTGTTCGAGAAGATGCATAACATCATTCTCCTTAAGAAACTTGTACATGGACTCCCAATCGCTCGTCCAGTATCGGGTAGCAGCGCGTCTCGTTATCGTACCTTCTTTGGTACGTAGGCTATCGACGTTCTGTGCGTTGCAGACTTCTAGAAGCTTGGCGCTAATCATGTCCATCTGCCCCCTAAGCTCCGCTATCTCGGCTTTGTGGGCGTCTTCCTTTTCTTGCACGGCATCGCGTATCTTGCGGTAGACACGTACAAGCTTGTCTACGGGTAAGTCTTCCATATTTGTGCTCCTTCGTTGTAGTGGTACGTTATATTGTTAGTTACCACTTAGCTTTGACAATGTCAAATACTATATTTCCATAACTTCCTTGTACAAGTCAATAAGTTTCTGGTGGTTGGTGATATTATTTTTTAGCATGCTGTACAGCCGCTCCTCCACCGGACTGCCTTTGATGTGCACCACGGTCATGGCGTTCTTCTGGCCGGGACGGTCGATACGTGCGTTAGCTTGCAGGTAGGTTTCCACGCTGGTTACCGGCGCATACCAGATGATAGTATCTGCCTCTGTTAGCGTAAGACCATGGCTGGCAGCTTGTGGCTGGATTATTAGCACATGCGGGTCTTTCTGCGTCTGGAACCGCTCGATTATGTCGCTGCGCTTATTCAGTGACACCTTGCCGTTGATGACGCCGCACGGTATGCCTTCCTTCTCCAGCTTGGCCCGTAGTATCTCTATGGTGTGCGTGAACGGCACGAAGACCAGCACCTTGTGGCTGGCTTCTTCTATGACTTCGAGCACCACGTTGATGCGGTTAGACACATCGAACTCTAGCACCTCGCCAGTATCCGTGTAGACCGCGCCTCCGCTTATCTGCAGTAGCTTGTTTATCTGCGTAGCTGCGTTGACTGCGCTGACTTCTTCGCCCGCTGTCTCAATCAGCAACTGCTCTTTTAGCATCTTGTAGTACTTGTTCTGCTGCGTCGTTAGCGGAGCGTCCCGCGACACGTGCGTCACTTCGGGCAAGTCAAGGCAGTCTTTCTTCTCAAACCGTATGGCTGGCTGAAGTATGTTATGTACATACTCGGACGCATGGGGCTTCGGGGCCCACTTAAAGTGCGTAACCTTGTGCATGATTGCTGCGCGGAACTCGGTAAAGTATTTAGGGCAACCCTGTGGGTTAACCAGCTTAGCTAGCCCGTAAGCATCTATGGGAGACTGGGCAGCAGGTGTACCCGTCATCATCCAAAGCCGTGGGTCTGTAGCGTGGACAATCTTATCAAACATCTTCCAGCGGTTAGTCTGCACGTTCTTATATGCGTTTGCCTCGTCCACTACGATAAGGTCAAAGCCCCCTGCAATTATCTCGTCCTTGACGATAGCCAGCCCGTCGAAGTTGATAATGACGAACTCTGCCCCTGCTTCGATAATCTTCTTGCGTTGGGGGGCTGCGCCATGTGCTACGCTACACGAGCGGTGCATAGCAAAGGTAAACAAGTCTCGTTGCCAAGCCGACTTCATGATCGACAATGGGCATAGCACCAGTACGCGCTTAATCAGGCCCTTCTTCATCAAGTAGTCAGCAGTCCATATAACGCTGGCGGTCTTGCCTGTACCCTGCTCGTTGAAGCAGAATGCGCGTTTGCGGATTGACAAGAATGAAGCTGTCTCTTTCTGGTGGTCGAACGGCGCGTACTTACCTGTCCACTTATAGTCGCGTAACATCGGGGACGGCACGCCGTCGAACCCAAGCTTAGCTAGCTGCGTAGCCTCGGGTAGCCCCCAGTGTACGGCTACGGCTCCGCCTTCAACTATAGCGCTCTTTGTTATGTGGTTAGGTATAGTATGTGCGTTCGGCGCTGTGATTAGCAGCGCCTTGTTATCAATTATCTGCACGACTGCTCCTTCGTGGTTACTTCTTACGTTCCCGTTTGCTGCGCTCCGACACGAGGTTACCCTTCTTATCACGGAGGAAAGACCGGTTAGTGGTCTTGCTTTCTACACGCAGCCCTGTCTTGTTAGTGCCGCCTTTGTCAAATGCTTTTGTGTGGGCAACGTCCTTGCCATCACCTTTGTGTACCTTACCAGCCTTCGTCATCTTAGCACGGGCAGCGTTGCGCGCAGCGCGGTTCTTCTTCTGCACCGCTGTGCCTTGGTACTTATCGTACTCCGCCCTGTAATCCCGTGCCATCAATATCTCCTAGGCTTCCAATGTTCGCAGCTTTTAACTGGACACCATCCACATAGTGGGCTGGTCTTTGCGTTCCATACACCATTTCGCATGCTGTCCTCAAGCTGTTCTAGCTGATTATTAAACACGGTTAGGTACGTATCCAAGTGCTCACGGGTGTGCGTCTTCTTAGGAAACTCGTTCGATACCACAAACGCCAGCCCTGACTTAACCTTAGTTATCTCTGGGTAGTGCACAAACACCGCGCCAGCCATAAGGTCTAGCTGCTTCATGTCCGCATACTTGGCGTTCTTGCCTGTCTTGTAATCTACCATGTGGGCAGTCTTGCCGTTCACTATAAGCAAATCGACTATGCCGCGCCACCATACGTCCTTATCAAAGAAGCCGCATGGCTCGTAGCCAGTATCCGTCTTCCTGACGCCTAGCTTTAACTCGGTGTGCTTCTCGCCCTTAAACTGAGCCAGCACTTCCACCACGGGACGCATGACTGCAAACTTCTCTGGTATCGGTGTGCCATTCTTAATGTAATGTTCGGCTGCTTCGTGCGCGTTGGTCCCATAGATAGCTGCTTCGCCGGGGTCGTCCTTTACGTCCTTAACCACCTTGAGGTGGAAGTACTTCTTCGGACACTGGTCGAAGGTCTTGATGCTACTATAGGACCACGCTGTCATGTTATCTGGATTTCCCTTGGATACGGTCAGCCACTAACGTAGCATACCCCGCTATATCAAGCCAGCTATCTGTGTGGTGTGGGTCACCAATGATGATACGCGCAATCTTACTCGCTATCATATCAAGGGCTTCTTGATGGTCTGCTTGTAGTCCTGCATTTTGTTCGTCTAGGGCGCTACGGATGAGTTCTTTCATTTCCTGTGCAAAAAGCGCTACGCTAATGAAGCTACCGTAAGTGGTTGCACGTTCGTCGAGGATTGTGTCTACGTCATCGACTTCCGGCTCAGACAAGCACTCTCTGGTGCAGGGTATACCAAGCACTGCTTCCGCCTCTGCCTCTGCCCTCCAGCCTTCGACCATCTCTTTGACCTTGTTGTTGTGCTCTGCGGCGGTCTGCCGCACCGTTTCCACCACTTCACCTGCCGCTTCCCTAAGCTTCTTCTTGGCTAAGTAGATGTAGCTGTCACTAACTAACATGCGCTCTTTAATCTGCTTCACAGTCTCACCGCCTTTGAGCATGTCTGCGACTGCATCAAACTTAGTTTTGTACTGGGATGGTTGGTATTTGGGTACGTTAATCTTTCTCATTTAACTTGCTCCTTCACTTGAGGTTGCCGCCGCTCTTCAGGATGTCACCACCAAACACATACGTGCCTACATGATGTAACTGGATGAACGGGTGGGCGTGTATTTTGCCACCGTGTTTACGCCACAGTTCGCAAAAATGGTAATCTTCGCTTAGCAGTGCACCGGTCTCGTCGATGCTGGTAGCGAAAAACTCATGGGTCAAAGGCTTGACGTACTCGCCTGTCTCTGGGTCTTTGAACGAGGATACGCGGTAGGTTGGCACATGAGGTATCAACTCTTCGAATACCCCCCGCTTGATTAACATGAAGCCTGTGCCGCCATGCCGCACTTCGATGCAGCCTGTCTCATCGGACTCTGCATGGCCTTCCCCTATCATATTAAATACAAAGGCTCCGGCATGGTCCGCAAGGTCCGTTTTGCCTTCAAGGGCAGCGCGGTTGACGCTGTCCCAGTTCACTTCCTTCTTAGGGTAGATACCGCATGCGATGTCCTTGTCGGTCAGCAGAAGGTGCGCGATAGCCTCTTGGTCAAAGCCAATGTCAGCGTCGATGAACATTAGGTAGTCGTGGTCACTCTCAAGGAATACCCGTGCTAAGTCGTTACGTGCCCGTGTGATAAGGCTCTCGTTCATAATCTGGCACCATGCTATGTTGACACCAATCTCACGCATCTTAGCCATGGTCATGAGTAGACCTTGCACATAGTGTCCTGTGCACATGCCACCGTACATCGGGGTGGCAATCATAATGCTTGGGCGTTTAGTTTCTTCAGTCATTTGCTTTCGCTTTCTTTTTAAGTTTTCTGTAGCGGCCCTCTACGGAGGCAATCGTAAGCCCCATTCGTTCCGCCATATATGCTGGTCTTAGGCCGTGCTGATAATGAGCCAGCAATTCGGCGTCCTTCTCAGGCGTCCATACCATCGTAGACCGTCTTACTATTGGCACTACTTACTCCCTAGTACTTTAACCAAAGCCTGAACTGCTATGGTGTGGTCCCTATTGCCGTTAATATAATTATGTGAAGCCGGTGTGCAATTTTGTCTTTCTGCTTCCGCAGCTAGCAATGCCCGTGCTTCAAGTAGCAGTGGGTCTACGCCGAGGTCTGGATAGCGAAGTAGTGCAGCCTCTTTCCACTGCTGCAGTGCAGTAACCTCCGCTTCGAGTGTATTGACAAGCTCACCAAACAAATCAGACTGCGTCGGTAGTTTCTGTGGTGCATCTTTGCTCTTTTCGTATTTTACGGAGTACGCACGGTGGGTAGTAGTGCGGCCAGATGGGCCCGACTCAGGCTTTTTACCTGTAACAAAAACTATATCCTTAGCTGCCATCGAACTGACAGCATGTGATATGTCGTCTATTTCCAAGTGTGGCATGAGGGTGGAAAGTTCTTTAGTCGTACTGTTGGGGTTGCGTTTCAACACATTTAAAACTTCTTCCTTCCGACTGTTCGGGCGTACTTTAACTGCATAATTCATGGTACTTACTCCTTCTCTGGTTGTTACTTGGTTTTATTACCTACAAAACGACCACGCTCGTCGCGGTCAGTAAGGGCCTTTAGTTCCTTGTTCAGCTGCTCGTTCTCGCGTTTGAGGGTGAGAACATTTCCATTTGCGCTCCCCTTACCCAGCATGTAGCTAAAGAAGACCAACACAAATATTGCTATTGCTGTTACATAATCCATCTCTACTCTCCTTTCTTACGTACAATTAACTGATAGCCGACGTGCACAATATCCACTTCCTCTGCGAACAGGTTAGTGAAGGCGTCGATGGCTGCTTTGGGGCGGTGCAGGATATCCCGTGCGTTCGGTGTCCATAGGTAATCATCGAATACCATCAGCCCCTTGGGGTTGAGCAGAGGCCACGCCATACACGCATCGGTCATAACGTCCTTGGCTATGTGGCTACCGTCGATGTAAATAAAGTCGTATAGGTTCTTGCTATCGATACAACTAGCCAGCTTTGAACCTAAGTGCTCGGTGGAGGGGTGCTTATATTTATATACCCGCTTGCACTCGCGCTCTGTTGGGGCAGGGGAAGCGTAGCGAGTATGCACTGGGTATGGGAACTTATACTCTCCATAAGGCTCTTCCACCACCGCGCCGCCCAGTGCTAGGTTTATATTATAATTGAACCGTTCTTCGACGGAGTCCATGTCCTCTTCGCTATGTTCTTCGCCGCCTTTCCACGTATCAACACAGTCAATCCAGTCACCGGGGTTCATCATGTTCTCAATGATCCAGACAGTGCTGCGGCCCTCAAAGGAACCAATCTCAAGGAAAGCCTTACGCTCTGGCAGCATAGGGGTAAGCTGGTTCCAAACCTCTGGTGCCCAGTTGAACCAGTCTTTTGTAAATTTATATTCAGTCATTATTTTGCTCCTTAGTTTGTATCAATGTGCTGCATGGCGGTCTGGCTATTCTGTAGTATCTTCTTCTTCCTTGCTAGTTCCTCCAGCTTACGCTCGTACTCCTGCTCTTCCAGCTCCTTGCGGCGGTTTTCGGGGCCGTTGCAGAGTTCATCCATCACCTGTTCGTGGACTTCAGCCATACGAATATCGCGTATCTTTGCAGCGAGTGCAGCTTTGTCAGCCTCATTTCCGTGGGCGTGTATCGCGCTCAGGTGGTTATACCACCGGTCATGGTACGCCCCTTCCTTAAACCTAAACTCTTCGGGGTGGCTCTCCATCCGTGCGAGTAATAGCTTCACTGCGTCATGCGGTTCATCCGCCATAGCTTGCTCCTTCTTATGGTCTTAAATGTTCTGGCATAAACTCGCAGTAGTATTTGATTTGTCCACCACTACTACCGCGAAAGCCAATTGCACGGGCGCAATCTGCCCAAGTCTCCCCCTGCTTCCGCATTATAACGACCCTACGTAGCTTAGTACCCGATATCCCTGCATCGGGGTCGTGCATGTTCCCCCTACGCGCTCGGTTCGACGGTCGGTTCAACCACGCTTCGTACTCTTCGGCTGGTGGTGTCGCCGTAGGCATCATGTGGACATCACGGTATCCTCTTATACCTTTAACCTCCATAGCTTGCTCCTATCTTGCTTTCACAATTCAATGGTAACGTTGGTGCCCACTTGGGGCGCATGCGCATGCATGCTTCGACAAACGCACGGGCCTTGTCGGCCTCTTCTACGGGGGCAATCACCCCCACGGCATCGTGCACGGTCATCACTACACGGTACTTACGTGCGACCATCAGCATCTGCTCACCTATAATAATACGGGCAAGTGCCTGACACACGTTCTCTATAAGCTTACCGCCGTATATATACGTAGGTAGCGTAGCCCGACCCCTCTTGACGTCGTAGACAAACTGGTCACGGCCCGACTTCTGGTCCCGCTGCTTGCGTAGGTTATCGTACCTCAAGTACATGCCGTTAGGCAGACGCACACCAAACATATCAATAAGCACGGCTTCATGCTTGCCTAGAGGTGCGGTCCGAGCGGACATAAGCGCGTCGAGAGCCTTGTCACCCTCCGCCCACAAGAGCGGTATGCGTTCGAACTGGTCCCTATACTTATACACGATGCTGGCGCACTCTGACGACGACAGCGATACGCCCATGGTCTCCAGCTGTACCTTAAACTTAGCCGCACCCATGCCATACCCAGCCCCAAGGATGGTCATCTTACCTATGAAGCGCTCGGGGTGCTCGTTTATCTCGTTTACCGGCTTGTTATATATCTCCGACGCCATGATTTTGTACGGGTCGTACTGCATGTCCATCTTCTCTACACCCGCTGCGACTTCCGCATTGTTCTTATCAAAGAACTCCACAAGGTCTTCCTGCCCAGCTAGCCACGCCAAGGTGCGCGCTTCAATCTGCGACGAGTCACAGTCGATAAACACATAGCCTTTTGGTGCTAGCATGGACTTCTTGAGTGGTGACTTGCGTGGTAGGTTCTGGAGGTTCACCTTGTCGTCGCCACCCCACCTACCTGTGTGGGCTGCATAGTAACGTAGTGGGACTGGTAATGTCCCCCGGTCGGCAATAGCTATAAACCTCTCGGTGCGCGTTTCCTCAAGTGTAGACTTCACACCTAGTCGCGCAGCTACTACCGCCTGCACTGTCGGGTTGGGGTGCTCAAGCAGTGCCTTGAACCCCTCGTCACTCTTGGCGAAGGCAAATGCTTCCTTGCCTGTCTTCGGACTTACCTTCGTAGGTGGGACTACACCCATGTCACGTAGCAGCAAAGCTAGCTTCGGGTTGGACATCAGTGCGTCTTTGTCCGCCTCGACTGCTTCCATAAGCTCGGCTTTTTTGCTCCTCACATTAGACACGTGTTTTGTGAGGACTTGTTTGTCTAAGACCAGCACCGGCTCCGTAAACATTCTGATAGTAAGGTCGATAAGCCGCAGTTCAGACACAGGCATGAGTGGTGCCGTGACCTCAAACAACTTGTGCGTTAGCTCTACGTCATTGATGCAGTACTCACCGTACCGCTCTAGGTCCTCGTCAGTAAAGTCCAGCCGCCGCTTACCCAGCGCGTTGATAACCTCTGTGCCCTTCTCGCCCAGACCATAGCGCTCGACTGCTTTAGCTAGGCTGTTACCAGCATGCGGCCCGTCGATAGCACGAAGCATAGACAGGGTATCTGCAATTCGCTTGGGTCGAATGTCATAACACCAGTTAAGGATTGCCATGTCGAACATAGCGTTGTGAGCCACAGCTACGCTGTTAGCCCAGTCCCACTTATCTAGCCACCGCTTGGTTTGCGCCTTGGTCCCGCTGAACCATTCAGTTGGTTCATTGTTACGCTTGACTGCAACACCGATGGTCTCGAACTGTGAGTCGCGGACATACTCCTCCGTTGTCAGCTTAGATAAGCTAAACTTCTGGCTGTAGTAGGTTTCGAAGTCGATGTTCAGAATGTCCATCATCTTATCCTAGTTACGTGAATAGTGGTGCCTATGGCGCGGGTTATGTAGTAGCGCTCTGACCGTTCGTTCTGGTTGTGTGCAGCGCGGCGGATTAACCTCTTGGAATGGTCGGTAGGCGTGTCGAATATGCGTACCTCACCTACCCCCATCGCGTTAATGCCGTACTTAGACTTCCTTATGTCCGTACCAAACGTCATGCGTTTTGTTCCCGCTCCGCTATGTGCATATCCAGCAGTCGCTTCTCAAAGAATTTGTTTAGTGCCTTAAGTAATGCAGCCGAGCCTTCCTTGGCGTTCTTATTCCACTTGCGTTCCGAGTCGCTGTTCAAGCCGGTTGAGTTAGCGTTGGGTTTTGCGGTTGTTGCATGCTCTACCTTTGGTCGCACCACTTCTACCTTCTTCTCTGTGCCCTTCTTCATCTTGTCGCGCAGTTGAAGAACGCGCCTCACATCCACACCGTAATATGATGCAATGTATTTCATGTCAGTTATGTACCCAATCGCACGGATGATATCTTGGTCGGTCTGGCCTAACCCTTTATACTTTGTCATTGGTTCGTTCTTTCATATTGTGCACAAGGCCGCGCACCATGTCCCAGTTCTCATCATTGGCTACCACAGCTACGCCGTTACACCGACGTATGGCCTCAAGCTCACGCACCTGTAGGGCTGTTGGCTTGTTGGTTCCTGCCTTGACTTCGATGGCTAAGAAGTGTCCATTAACGCAGCATATAATGTCAGGGACGCCACTACGACCAAAGCCATGGGTGGCGGGGAAGAAGTAATATACTCCTTCCTCCTTCAACACCTTGACTATTTTTTCTTTGACTCTTTTCTCCGGCGTTGACGCCATGTCGTTTGCTCCTTCTTATGAGTGTTTATCCCTCTAGGTATTGCTAGTCAATATATAAAACGTATCGTCTGCGGTGCGGATACCGACACCATCAATTATAGTATCCATCTCGGTCATCTTGAGTAGGGCAAGTGACGTCTTTATGTGGTCCGACAGTGCATCTAGGTTGGTTGACTGCGCCGCTCCACCAAAAGGCATGGCGACAATGTCCCGTGGACGCTCAATCAACAGTATGTGGTGTGCACTAGCAATGTCCTTAGCTACACGGTCACTCTCGGCTAGACTCTGATACGCTTCCTTGGCTCGCATAACCTCGGGCTTATCTTGAACAGCTAAGAACTCCGCCCACCTGTCACCTGATGTCAGGTATGCCAGCATCGGTTCATGCAACAGCTCAACATTGCGCGTGTGCGCTCGCCTATCTTTGTAGGTGGCTTGCTGCATGGCAGTGAAAGCCTTCTTGTGCTTCTCGTTGGCAAGCTCGTCCAACGTGAGCGGGTAGCACTCCTTCAAGACTTCAGCGGCAATGACCTTGAAGTGCTTACTCTTCTTGCGCATGCCTACCAGACGCTTTGCGTTTATGCGGTGGCTACTAGCTGCGTATACAGTTGTGCCCCCGTGGTAGTCTTTCTCTATGTTGCCAATCTTCTCACCGTTATCATATATGTCGAAGTTGTCATGCAGCACATGGTTGACCTCATCACCAATCCCCCTAGTGCCAAAGCCCCTACCATGAAACTCCCAGTGTGGACGCTTGTGCTGAATGGCCTCGATTAGCGGGACCATGAACGGATGCACTATGGAGTCCTTCGCACGTTCTGTGGCGGCGTTATCTACACCCGCAACGGTGTAGTAGGTGTTGTGCAGGTTTAGTTTGTATATGGTTTTAGTCATCGTCTTGCTCCTTCTTACCAATCAAATTGTCCTAGTACCGAGTCCACATGCGCCTTGAGGTCACTGCGTGTTATCTCGTCCTTACGAATGTCCTCGACGTCTACACCGCTGATAGCCTTCTCCAGTGCTAGCCTAGCTGTCTCAAGCGTCGGGTCCTTAGTGATGTTTAGATGTGACAGGAGTTGGCACATCTCTTGTGCGTTGGTTACGAACGTAGACCGGAACTGCTTGGTCTCTTCGCCTTGTGGCTCGGTCAGCTTCTCGCTCATGGTCAGCAGTGTCGTATGTAGTTTATCCCATGTAGTTTTCATAGCATCGCCCACACGGTCGGTGTATGCTGTCTCGTACTGGTTGCGTAGGTGAGCTAGCTCGTCGTTGTTGATGTCAAGACGGAAGTCACCCACCTCTGGCACAGGGCTGAACACCATGCGGAACCCGAACTTAGACGCCACTTCCTCTGCGCTTGGGTAGTTGGCACCATCGAACAGGTCACCAAGGCAGGTCTGTGCGGTCACTATTAGGTCGGGGTACTCTGCTACGAACTTAGACACCTTAGAGTTGAAGTATGCTGCACGTGCGTCCGCCTCTCGCTTATACTCTAGGAACATAGACGTAGGCAGCAGCCTCACACCCTTGTCGGACCAAGGCAGTGTGCGTCCGTTGTGCCACGTGCGACAGAGCGCAGCGTAGTCAGCTATGTCCTTACGCAAGCTAGTGCCAGCCATAAGGTTCTTTCGAAACTTACCAGCGTCAGCCACAGCATGTGCGTCTAGTGTTACCTTGTCAGTTGTCTTGCGGTCTACGATAGCTGCTGTCCATACAGAGATGTTCATCTCCACCAGCATTGCTGAACTTGATATACTCATGTGCTTGCTCCTTAGTTGATATGTATTGTCTTGCCTGTTGATGCGACCATCTTGCCACCGCCTGTGATTACCCACAGTATCGGTGCGCCATTCCAGTCCGAACCCCAGTTAGGCACGAACCCGTCTGTGAACATGATGATGCAGTCGGCCTTGATATCCTGCTCCTTGAGGTATTGCTCCATAGCGCCGGGGTTCGTACCACCCCCACCTACTGGCTTAGTGGAGTTACGGAATGACCCGCGTGTCGAGTCATCATACACTTCATGCCCTGCCATGGTGTGGTCCCAGTAGATGATGTGTAGCTTGTCAGGCGTAACCACAGATAAGATAGCGTCAGTCTCCGACAGGTTCCGTGTGTGGTCCTCGTTTGTGATGGACCCAGACGTATCACAGCCAATCACGATGTTTTTCACGCGCTCACCGACGAGGCTGGGCATGATAGTATCTGATGATAGAAACCTACGGTTTGGTTTGCGCCACGATGAGTAGTCACGGCCAGCACAGGTAGTGTTGACGAACTCCTGTAACAGCGTACGCCAGTCTACCTTGGGCTCGAGGATGTCCGACAACTCACGCGACATACCACCAGCACCTTTGCCGTGCATCTTCTGTGCAGCAATCATACCCTGACGGATAGCTTGGTCTACTTGCTTAGACAGCTCTTCCTTCTCTTCCTTGGTCAGTTCGCTAGCACCTTCCCAGTCATGCTCGTCGAAGCCACCGCTGCCGCCACCGTCACCGCCTTCTTGCTTCTCCTTCTTGAGAATGTCGAACACCTGCTTGGTATTCATACCTGCGAACCTGCGGTCTATAAGACCTGCTGGCTTACCATCCTTCTGCGGCATAGCTACCACCGTGCCACTCGGGTCACGGGTGATAATCTCTAGGTTGATGACGTAGTCACAGGCCATGTTAGTTAGCTGTGCGTCCTCCTGCCATAGCTTCTGCCATGTAGTTAGGTGGCGATACATCTTGTGGAATGACTCATGCACCACGACGAAAGCTACCTCTGGTATGGATAGCGCGTCGATGAAGGCGCGTCCGTATATCTCGTCACGCCCGTTAGTAGCTGCGGTTGGTGTGGTCTCACACACCTCCTTCGTGCCCATCATGAAGATGCCGGACATGTCTGCGAACAACGGGTTACGCATGAGGTCGATTACCACACGTGTTAGTTTACGCTCGGCTGTTAGTGCCATTAGCTTGCTCCTTTAGTCTGTTAGTTGCGTATACGTATGCGCTTAGCTCGTCGGGGTGGTCGAAGAATGAAACGTGCATGACTTTGCGATTGGATAGATTAACCTGCCATATCGACCAAATCTCACTACGCTTCACATCCACCACGTGAAGCCCATCCACTAGAGGATGTCCACGTTAGCCAATGCCCAGTCGCGGAACTTAGTAGACGTAAAGCCAATCTGCTTCTTGTCTGGGTTCTTACACAGGTTGACTGCGAACACAGCTTGCCACTCTGGTGCCATGCGCTCGACATACTCCATGAACGGCGTGATTGTATTGCGGTCAATCTTGGCAATCGCACCGAACACCATGACTGCGCATGCGCCGGGACTCTCGGGCAGCTTGGCCTTGGCTGGGTCCTTAGTGATGTCGTCCCACGTAGGTAGCTGGTCTTGATACTCTACGAAGGCATGCATGTCCCGCGCAGCGGACTCACCGATTGTACCCACCATGGCTGCGAGTAGCGCGTTGGCTGTCAGCTTCTCACGCTGCTTGAGTACGTCGTTAGACGCAAGCTGCAACGACCGACCTGATACGAAGCTACCCTGCTGCCGCTTGGGGTTGAAGATATACGGATTACTCTCTTGGTCACCGTCCATGTATGATGCCATGGCATGCGGGAACTGATTAACCCAAGCCATGACAACGGGGTCGATGTCGTTAGTAACTGCCCATGCCAACCACTCGTCTGCGTCTGGCTTGCGCACCGTAACCGTAGTTACGCGGTTGCGTGTATGTGGCTTGACTGTATCGCCAAGACCTTCGCCTGCCATGTTGCCAGTCATAAGCACGATGGAACCATCGCGCAGCACGTTGTTACCTAGCCGTGGCTTGCGCGACTCCAGCAGAGGGTGAAGCATATTCTGCACAGGCTGCGGTGCCTTGGTGAACTCGTCTAGCATGATAACCACAGGCTTGCCGGACTGTATCTGGAAGATAGCGTTAGCGAAGTACTCGGTTATCTGCTTGTCACGGTTGATACTCGGCATGGCGATGTCGCCAAGGTCGGCTTGTGCGCAGTCAAAGTATGCGTAGGCGTATGCGTCACCGAAGTGCCGCTCCAGTGCGCCCATGATGGATGACTTGCCAATCCCAGGCTCACCTTGAAGGAAGAACCGATTGTTAGGGCAGTTGATGATAAGGCTTGCAGCTTCTGCAAGTGACACAGTTGTGCCGAAGTTTAATGCACTCATGATATGCTCCTTGTTATTGCTTAACTACAGTTAAGACTTTGCTTGGTTGTTGTGGTTGTCGTCCGCTTGTGCGGCTCTTTATTGTCCTATGGTTATACCACAGGTATTTGCTTAGACCAAACTCACCTGAAGTATCGGCCATAGCGGTCGTGTACGCACTTACCTGCTTCCACCCGTTCTTTGGTAAACAACTCGTCACGGTAGTGTTTATGCATAGTGTGCGTCAATTCTAGTCTGGCCTCGTTCAACAGCATGCGCCAGCGACCAGCGGTTAGCCATGCCATAGCTTTGTACCAGCTCTCGGTATCACCGCTCTCTACTAAGCTAATCAACTGTGGCGGACCCTCGGGTGACCAGCTCAAGCCACCATGTGCTGGCAGACCCATCTCCCTACGCTCTTCGGGGGGAATAGACGGTAACCGTGGGTTATCTCTGCTCTCCTTGTCCCACGGACTATACTGCTTATCGTCCGCGCTTAGTTTAGCCATGACCTCGACATACTGCATGAACGGTTTGTATTGCTTGGTTAGCTTGGCCTTCTCTTGCTTGTTCATGATGTGCTTATACGTAGGTGTCGGGTTGAGGTAGATGGGTGTATCGTGTTCGCGCAGTATGAACACTGCTTTGCGTGGGTTATTGTATCGTAGCTGTAGCGGATACTGCCCGATAACTTCTTCACCATCGACATGCGATACCGCATGCACCCAGTCCTCGTTATACTTACGCTGGATGTTAAGCACTGCTATGCGCTGTATACGCTCACGACACGCCGCACTTAAGTTCTGCTCAATAGTCACGCGCCCGTCAGGGTGGTAGGCCAGCAGTGCTTTGTTCTGGTCCTTCTGCCACGTGTTACCTATGCACACCGCTTTGTCCGTGTCGCGTATGTAGATAGCCAACCACTTCTGGTCGCGCCTACCCGCTGGCTTGGTTCCGTCCTTGTCACCTCTGATTGGTTCGACCTTGTTGAAGTGTGCGAGTGCAGCTGTGTAGCTGCGTAGTACGGGTAGTGCCCCGTATGTGTTCCAATTCAATGCCATCTCACTTCTCCTTGTATGCTTGAGCGTTCAGCTCGTTGCGTAGGTAGAACTCGCGGTAACCGCTCTGTCCACGGCGTAAGCCAAAGTCTGTTATCATCTTGCTAAGCTGCGGTTCGAGTGCGCGTAGTTGGTTACGTATTTCGATAACGTCAGTTAGGAGCTTGATAGTAGCTATATCCGCTGCGTCATCTTCACGCCCGGGCAGCACTGTGCCTATGCCTACGCTGTTAGTGGAGTTTGTGTTTGTTGGTGTTATGTGGCGTATTGCTATTTGTGTCATTGGTTTCTCTTTCGTTATTATAGTCGTAGTCATGCTCTTGCTCGAGCCGCATGGCGTCACGTAGTGCTTCTTCGAAGCTGTCCCTATATTTAGCCAGCACAGCCACCTCACATAGACGCATGAATAACTCGCCGTGCAGCCTGTTTGCTATCTGGACTAGCTTGAACGCAAGCCAACGTCTGACGGACTCCATCACTCGTCCCCTTTGGTCTTGGACTCGGCGTCGATGGCCTTTGCAAACACCCGTATCGCTGCCAGCTTGCGCTCGACGTCGTAGATATAGTTGAGTGCTTTCTTAAGCAGGCTCTTGTCGTGCTCGTCTACCATGTCGTCGCGCATCTCGCGCAGTGCTTGTTTCTCTTCGAATGTCATGTTGTTACTTTCTTGGTTGGTAGTGTGAATGTTATGTCTAGTGCACGGTTTACCGTCGTTACGCAGTCTGCGTTGGTGCTCATGTTTATATCTATGTCTTGATACTCCTCTCCTATACGCACGTACTCATATGCTATCTCGAACGGTGTGACGTTCGGGTCTTGGCTGACGCCATCCTTAACTGTGGTTACGGGCTCGGCATCTAGCAGTGCATCAATCTCAGCGAACGCCTTGTCCACTTCTCTCGGATGCTCGTAGGCTTCGTACCACTTGACGTCCTCGTATGAGACGACGATTGCTCGGTTCTCCTCTTCGTAGTCGATGGTGGCGCACCATTCGCCCTTCGCTTCAGTATGCGGATAGTTTGCATCAAACCACAGCTTGAGCAGCGGATACGCCGTGTCGCTGTCACTAGGCACGTAGATAACTACAGTTACTTCTGAACGATAACCCATCTCACTCCCCCTTCAATGTTGCGTGGATAGCCCAGACTGCGAAGATGCCTGCGCTTATAAAGAATATCTCGGCTGCTACGTGTAGTAGGGTGTTCATTGGTCTTGCTCCTTATCATTCCATTCTTCGCAGCTGCTGCACTGCCATTGCTTTGGCATAGCTGCCATTGGGTCACAGCCTTCACCGCAGTAGCTGCATGGTGCGTAGCTACAGTCGTATTCTATAAAGGCGGGGCTTAGTGGTATGTCGTAGAACTGATACCCTTCGGCTTCCAGCTGCGCACGTAGTGCGGTGCCCTTGGCGAATAGTGCTGACTTGCTATACATCTGCTTGCTCCTTAACTGTGGTTAAGCTTGGGAACTTGTAGCCAAAGTCCTTGATTAATATGTCGCGTACATTTTCGCGGTCCACGCTGTCACCTTCGAACTCTATGTTTGTCCGGTGCTTGTGTATCTTAGTAGCTGACTTAACGTCGGTTAGCGTTACGCCCATCGGATACAGACCGCCCTTGCCATAGAAGCTAAGCACGTAGGTATAGAACTCATCCATCATTGGTCTTGCTCCTTCAGTTTCTCGTATATCTGCGCCATGCTCATGCCTTTGAGTTCTTCTGGCACTTCGACGTATTCGTCGATGGTTTCGTTGTTTTGACGCGCCCATTCTAAGATAGCTGCTAGCTTCTCCTCTGGTGTACGCTTGGCGTAGTTAGCCCATGCGTAGTGCTGCTTGCGTGACGCCATGAACGCATCAAACTTTTTCTTCCAATCACTCATCATGATGTCCTCTTCGGGTTGAGTTGAGCGAGCTCGGTTACGTTAGTAATCAGCATGTAGTTGCTCTTGTTGATTGGGGCGCTGCAGTATGTGACTGCGTGGGCTTGCTTGTCGCCGCATGCTAAGCATGTATGGTAGCCCAGTCGGAACCGTTCGACAGAGAACGGCGTGTAGCAGTCTTTGCATAAGACCTGTGTCATTTCCTTAACTCCAGTTAAGCGTTTTGTGTGCGCTTGGTTTTTCATTGTATCGACGTTCTGCCGATTATTTAAAGTAGCACAAAGTCCCTCTTATGTCAAATGGGGCTCGGAATTGGTAATGTAGGGTTTTGTGGAATGTTTAAATACCCTCATTTGTTTTCTAACTTTATTGGGCGGCTGGAGAGGCCCAGAAATGTGGGGTTTTTTGGGGGTAGTAGTATAGTATAGTTTTAAAGTTAATAAGTTATAAGGAAAATAGTGAACGCTGCCCTTTTCGCCTTTTGCATAGCGTGAAGGGGCGACCCGAACAGCGACTGCTCAGAAATCAAAATCCCCGCTCATTACCCAATAACTTTCCTACTTCCTACAATAGGGGGTTAAAGCGTTGAAATATAAGGGAAACTAAAGTTATCGTTTTAAACCCGCCAAATAACTTTGCACTATTTAGCCTACTTTGCATTTTCTTGTTGACTTACCTGTTTTTGGACGTTAGGTTGAGCTCAACCTAACGGTCGAGGCGCTCACCCAACCAGTTAGCTCAGACGCTCACCCAACCAGTTAGCTTCTACTATCACCGCAAACTATCATGACT